ATAATTTTTATTCATTTTTATAAATACTTCTATATGGTCTATTGTTAAATATAAGTTCTTCACTACCATATCCTACACATATCCATGCCATAACATTTTTTAAGATAAAGGTTTATCATGATTTCCAAATATTATGAAATCAGATATTATGAAACTTACAGCTAACATTGAACCTATAAATGAGGTTAAAATAAATGATATAGACATAAATATATCATTTTTAGTTACAGGTTCATAACTTTTATTTTGTATATAAAGCCAAATTACACCCATAACTAAATTAAGTACACAACCACTTAGATAAATTATTAAAAATGTTATCATTTACAATGCTCTTTAATAAAATTAATATATCTTACTGCTTCATTTCTGATAGTTGGTCAAGTCTGTTTCTGTATCATCATTTGTTTTTTATAAAACTCTGGAACTCTATTGACTTCCCACCAAGAATCTCCTTCATCTCCATAAGATACTATCCATACTGGCTCTTTAGTATCTTTATCTCGACAATATATTGTACCATTAACTTCTTCTTGCATAGAGAAAGAATCTACCTCAAAGTCTAAGTCTTCTAGAGTAGTATAGACTTTGCAGGAAAAATCTCTTTCTCCACCATATAGCCTAACAAAAGATTCTTCAGTATTGTACAAGTCTATTTTGAGTATTTCTAGATTATTCCTTTCGACAATTTCTAGAATTGACTTTTTGACATTTATTTTACACATTATTTTTCCTCCAATTTTATTTAATAATTAATTTATGTGTATTAAGTACTCATAAAATCTTCTATTGGGTTTCACCTAATTCTCTGTCCATATCATTTATTTTTAAAAACTACTACAGAATCTATAGGTATAGTTCCTTTATAAGTAATTTGTAACTCTGTTTTACCTCTATAAACATCAATTGCCGTAGGAGTGATATTTATGCCTGCTATAATAAAAAGCATTCCTATAATTGCTATAGTTGGAAATACCATAAATAGAATAATATTATCTTCCTCTTTTGCTATAATAGCATAAACTCCTATTACACTAATAACTATAATAAAACCACTAATTATTAATATATTCATCGTTTATTTCCTTTCTAGTTATTTAATCATTCCACATATAAGCTTCATACTCACATGTTAATTCTCTTTCAGCTTGTTTTGCATCCTCAAGGTATACTTTGAGAAACATTGAACAATCATTAAAACTATTTATATTACCATCAAATGATAAGCATAGCCACTGCTCACAGTATCTTACTGCTGCTTGTTGTTTTTCTGTAGATTTTCTAACTCTCATAGCTTTAATAATCTTTTTATTTTAGACCAAATTGTGCTCTTTTCAGGCTGTATCATAGATGTTCCACTATTCTTTCTATTTTTATAAACAGTGTTTGGCCCTATAGATACAAAAGAAATACCTATTTTACTAGGTTTATCTTTAGGTGATAATACTACATACCAATGAAATTGACACGCTGAAAAACTTCTATTTATAGTATTACTAGCAGTTCTAAGTGCTGCTGAAAGATTGTGAGGATTAGCTGCTATAGCTTGAACTAGAATCTCTTCTTCCTCTTTAGTCCATCTCTTGTTATTTGCCATAGTTCTTGTTATTTATTAATTTTGTTATTAAAAAGTGACTGATAGAAGACTCTAACTTACAACTTAAAGTTTAGGAAACTTGTACTCATCCAACTGAGCTAAGGGAGTAAATACTTCTACCATAGACAGTAGAAGTAAACTACACATGCTTATGCCATAACTATTCCTCTACTTTCATACCGAAGGGTGTGCCATCAGTGAAAGTAAATTTTTCAAATACTTGTGCTAACTTCCACCTGCTAATTGAATTAGTTCTAGCCTCTATTGTTTTACCATCCACAAATGCCTGTATAATAGGCAGCAGTTCTTTTGCTTCTTTTCTTGTTATAATCAATCCTCCAACTCCTTTATTAGTAAATTACTTTTCTTACTAAATGGCTTATAACCATTTTTCAGATACCACTTTAAAACAAAACTCTCGGATTCTTCTTTATTAAATTCCAATCCAATTGTCTTCACTCCACTCAACTTAGCTTGTTGTTCTGCTAATTGTAATAGGTGTTGCGCAACGCCATTTCTTCTATGATTATTATCTACAAAGAGTGCATATATTAGAGCATCTGCTTTGCCGAAAATATCACTATGATATAATGGAATGGATATTTGAACAGAACCAAGATTTTCTTCATCAGTTATTAAAATCCTGATTTCATCCTTCCAAGTCTGTTTTTGTATCATAATCAATTCTCCAACTCTTTTTGAATGTCGTTCAACCACACAAGAATGACATCAATATAAATGGAAGAAACACATTCCTTTTTTAACTTTCTTAACTGATTCTTTTTTTCAATAATTATATTAATTGCAGTTACTTTACTCATTGCTTATCCTCCTTACAAAGTGATACATCTTCATTACATTGTATTAAACCACACTCTTTAAAGACTACTCCAAAATCAAATTCTCTATCAGAATCAGGAATTATTTCTTCTACTGTATCTATATAATCACCATCACAAAGATGAGTAAGTATAAGAGTTTTTTGAGGCTTTTGTAAGATGTAAGTCTTTATTCAAATTGAGTGCCTTTCTGATAATATTCAACTTAAACATAGCAGCAGAAGCCTTACTAATTGTAGCTATATTCATTTTGGTATGAAGCATCTCACCATAATTAAGACCAAGAGCTTCACAAGCCTTCTGAAAGGTTGTAATGTTCTTAAAGTTGTATATCAACTCATCCTTGTTGAAGGCTTGAAGTGCAATTTCTTTAAGTGATTCATTGTTACTACTATACCACTCTCTAGCTTTATCAAGAGTGACTTTTACATTTCTTTCTTCCATATTTTTTTATTTATGTTAAAGGTAGGGGGAGTATATTTCTATACTCCCCAAACTAATTTAAACCAATTATGAATACCAAATCTCAGGAATTTCCATTTTATATTTATTTAAGAACTAATTACACTTTATAATTTTTACAGTCATTAGTGTGACTTATGAAAATCACTCATGAATGTAGAATCAATCTCTTGTCTTAACTCTAGATAATTAGACATATAATCTGAACCATCTTTATCCCATATTTCATTATAATCTAGGATGTTATCTGAGTAGTTTAAACATTTCTCCATCATTCTGATAGTATCAGATTGATGATTTATTGTTCTTCCCATTAATAGCACTAGAATAAATAGTAAAAAGGAAAGAATACTTAAGAATATTTTGCTCATATCACATATATATTATAGTGGTTTTGCCTTTATACAAAGGTATCTCAATATTGTCTAATTTAACTAGCTTTTCAAAGACCTTTATATATGCAGTCTTCTTTAAAACTATTTCCTCTTTAATTATCATGTTATTAAGTTTAGCATGATTTTCTTTGAGGTCTTTTTGATGCACTCTCATTGATGATTCATAGTTCTCTGAACTACAAATTCTGTTATTCTTGAATCTTTGTCTCATCTTGTAATGGTTTTAAGAGAATAATGCTATTAAATCTTCATAAGTATATTCAACTTTAGTTAAGTCTAACTTATAAGATTTAACAGCATTTTCTTTGTTATAACTAGCAATAACTTCACTTACATCTGCATCTAGGAGAGAATGATTTATTGCATAATGATATAGTTCTTTAATTGTCATACTATATCAAATGTAATAAACTTTCCTAGCTTATAGTAAGACCAGTCTTCATGAACTTTACAGAGTTCTTTAACTGTTTGAAATGAATTATAAAACCCTATAAAATTATTCTCTAAATCTAGAATAATATACTGATATTTATGAAAAGCTTTAACTTGCTCTTTCATCTTCTAGCTTTTGTAATTCTAGGTCAAATTGAAGATTTACTATATAATCTTCAATTATTTCAACATTATTATCTTTAATTCTAATCAGTCTATTCTGTACATATAGAATAAGACTATTATTAGTTTTACCTATTACAAAGGCATCAAGTGTTTTGCCTTCTAAGGTAATCTTAGTTATTGTTGGTTTCATTAATCTTCTAATTTTAACCATTTAGACATCATGTTATATCCTGAGATAGCTTTAAATTCTGTCTCATTTATAACACTTATACATGCAGTTATCATTATTGCACACATGGATACACAAAAGAAAGGTAAGAAATAACTTATTTCAAACATACCCTCAATTGCAAGTATTGTGAATGCTGTGAAGAAAGCAGTACTCCAAAGAAATACTGCCTTTATTTTAATGTCTTTCATATTATTTCTGTTGTCCATTGATTACTTGCTTGCTCCTTATTTTCTAGATAAGAAGCTAACATTGATATACTTCCTCCTACTTCTTTATCAGGTTTTAGTATGAAATACTTCAATACTTGCATGTATTGTGTATTTCCATTAAAAGATTCTACATATCTTTTAGTAGCATCTATTACTTCTTCTTTAGAATATTCTCCAAACTTCTTAAAGAATAAAGTAAGACGTTCTGCTATTACTTTTGTAGAATCTCTCCAAGGATATACTGTACCTCCCTTAAACCCTTTAGGAAACAGTTCTTGTATAGACTTAGCTAATTCTTCATTATCTAATTGTTTATCTCTAGATATAGATGAAGAAGCTAACCATCCATTAAGTTTACTATTCATGTTTTTATTCCATGAATAGCCTATTGCTTCCTTAATTAAGTAGGATTTATCCCATAATGAAGAACATATTTCTTCATTTAGAACTCCTGTTCCTCCTAATATATAATATAAGAGTACTGTAAATTCTAATGAATTTATGTTTTCATTATGGAATATATTTGTGTCTATAGATATTCTCATAGTTAAAAAAGGGAGTCTATATATTACTACATAAACTCCCTAAAAACCACACTATTTCAAAGCATCATATATTTTTCCTATTGCTAGGAATATAAGAAATATAATGCCTGGTAATCCAATTAAACAAAGTATAAACTTTGTTAGGAGAGCTATTACCATTCAATCTCCTCCCAAGCATTTTCACCTTGCTTGTACAAGGTGTATTTACCTGAAGTAGTCAATCCTACTTTAAGGTTGTCTACTTCCTGAGCAATCTCTCGCCCAGTCATGCCAGTAGTGGAATATCCAAAGTGACACCATGTAAGCTCTCCTGCGTTATCAAATACAAGAGATTTGAAAGTTTCGCCAGTGTCATGATTCACACAAGGTGCAAGTTTTGGTTTACCAAACTCTTGTGCAAAAGACACAAATGACCATGACTTAGTGATAGTAACTCCATTGTAATTTTTTGTTTCCATAATTTTAAATGAATTTAAAAGTGTTAATATATTTAGTTGAAATAGTCTTTCCTATAAGCCATACATAGTTTATGCTCTTTGTAGTAGAGTTATTTTATTGCATTATATAATATTTCATCATCATTGTAATTTCTATTTACATAATGTTGAATAGCTTCTGCAATATCTCTAGAATTACATTCTATTGTTAATTTGTAAGTTTTATTATCCATTGTTGAAAGGATTTATTACGATAAAAATAGTTATATATTCTCTATAAAGGGATGAAATGGTTAACATCAATTCACCCCTTTTTAATGGGAGTTTGTTTTTTTTATGAAATTATATACATATTATATCCAGCACTAAACGCTATTCTCTCTTGAGTTTCTAGACAAACACCTATAATATTTTTATCTACTAACTTTAATATTACATTAAAAGTATTACCGTTGATAGACATACTAAATTGATGTGTTTTTCTATCTAAGAGAGCTTCACATAGTGTATAATATTTATCATACAAATTTATTTTGTTTTAAACTGGCACATGATTACTGGCACATGATTACTTAAAATAAAGGCAAGCCCCCGAAGGGGCAGGAGTTGAGTGTTACCACTCAATCTCCTCACCTTCAAGAGGCATGGTTATACCATAGCCATAGTCAGCTTGGAAGTTTACTTCCAAGTCACCAGGCTTAACCTCTTTATCAAGGTAAGCCTGTGCGGCTGTATGGCTAAGCACAAATACTCTTTGTGCTTCTCCCTGAGCAAATGTTTTTGCTTCAGGGATGAAGAAGAATAATATTTTATCTTCTGAATCTTTGTAAGTTTTTGACTTACAAGTGTGCAACTTCATCTCACTCTGTGAGATGTCATACTTCTTCATGAACTCTGATAATTTCATAATTGTGCGGTTTTTGTTTAACATGCTTTAGCAGGGAGGGGTCTAAGCCCCTCTCGCCGAAGGCAAGGGGAGGTATTGGTGGATTATATCACACTCTTACAAACTCTAAAATTCTAAAAAAAATTAAAAAAAATTTTAAAAATTTGGTAGTTTCAAAATAATTTATTAACTTTGCACCAGTTCTTGATGCCATCTTACATCAAGAGGTTCACCCTATGTACATTACATCAAGAAGAAGAGTAGGGTTGCCTAGGCTTGGATAATACACTATAGTATGAAGATTGAGCCTATCTAAAGCATTACATATAGTAATAGTGGCTATACCAATAAGATTCTAATAGAGTATGGTTAAGGGAAAATAGCCTTCAGAGAGCTTAATTTGTTTCATAACTAGAAACCATTAAGTACCCTTCTATTATAAAGTTGTAATGCAATACCATAAGAAAACATAATTATGGTCAGTCCTAGGGTTAGATTATATCTTTAAAGAAAAGGTTAAATAAAGTTAAAAGATTTGTATATTTAAAATAATATTTGTAACTTTGTACTCACTAAGTAATTAGTGCCTCTTAATGTAATGGTTAGCACTGAAGATTTTGGTTCTTTAAGTAGGGGTTCAAATCCTCTAGAGGCAACTGCTAGAAACAATTACATTTTTTATTGTTTGTTTGTTGTTATAATGAATAACCTCCTTAATCTGTGAAGATGGAAGAGGTGTATGGAGCTATCATCTAGAGGTTAGGATGCAAGGTTTTCAACCTTGTCACAGGGGTTCAAATCTCCTTAGCTCTACTAACATTATTAACTCTAAAATATAATAATATGAAGAAGATTTTATCTTTAATTAAAAGAGGTGTAAATGCTTATTTAACAGCATTATCCAAATGTAATTATACACCTACAGGAACTATTCCATTTGGAATATAGTTCCTTTGTTACAGAGTTGATAATATACTATAATGGCTTTGTAGTGTAATCTGGCTAGCACAAAACATTTGCAATGTTTTAGAGGAGTTCAAATCTCACAAGGTCTACACTGTTTCATGATTATATAAAACTTTTAGTTTGACCCTCTTTTTGGTAGCTAGAGGTTAAAGAAATTACCCTATCAATGCTCTTTAGTTCAGTGGTTTAGAACAGCTCTCTTACAAAGAGAGGGTCATTAGTTCGATTCTAATAGGAGCAACATAAATGGGTCTTTAGTTCAAAGGTTAGAACAAAGGGCTGTTAACCCTTAGATGTAAGTTCGAGTCTTACAGGTCTCGCAAAAACTTTTGCAAGAAGTTTAGTTAAGTAGCTTGCAATACTTGATACCATCATTTCTGAAAAGTCTCTGAGTGCAATAAGGAGAAGTAATCAATGATTTGATGTTTTAGCAGGTTAGAGAAGTAGTAATCTTGCCCCACTCATAATGGGGAGACCAGTGGTGCAAATCCACTATCTGCAACTATAAATAGGTAGATAGTTTAATGGTAAAACCCTAGTCTCCAAAACTAGAAGATGTGAGTTCGAGTCTTACTCTATCTGCAATGGGAAAGTAGCAAAGATGGTCTATGCAGAGGACTGAAAATCCTTGGATATAAGTTCGATTCTTATCTTTCCCACATAAGGGTATATAACTCAATTGGTTAGAGTACTTGACTGATATTCAAGAGGTTATAGGTTCAAATCCTGTTATACCCACTGTGTTAGTAGCTCAGTCAGGTAGAGCAGAGGATTGTGACTCCTTATGGCATGGGTTCAAATCCCATCTAACACCCTATGAAATGGTTATTAAAATTAGTGCAAAACAACACTGGGATTAGTTCTAAAAACTTTTTCCTAGTTGCTGTAACATTAATAGGATTATTATTACTAATAGTTCCTGTAATAGTACTTCTTGTAGAAGTATTTGCTACTAAAACTATACATACAGACCTTAATGGTCTAGCAGCTTATATAGGTGCAGTAGCAGCAGTATTCACATCAGCAGGAATTACTAAAGCATGGTCTGAAAAATATGAAAACAAGGATAAATAGTAACTATAATAAAAAAGTATTAGTTAGGGGTAACTCTCTTTCAGATGTCAATACATTGACAGAGAATGAGATGATGCTCTATACAAAACAGAAAGATAATGAGCCTGTAACTAAGGTAGTTCCTTCAAAAATTATAACTAAGATAAATGGAGAAACCAAGAGTTATAAAGTAGGAGAAACTAAGATAATAAAGAATGATACTACTAGCTTTTGTGGTAAAGATATATATCCTATCTATATTTATAGTGCTGGTAAATTACCATTTACCAAACATTATAAGAGTGACAACGCATTAACACGTTATGAGAGTAACTGTATAGTGAATATAGATAACCTATTAAGGAAAGAAATCAAGAGATTTTATCTATTATTCTATATGCCAGACCTAATGACGGACTACATTATGAATATCTCTCTCTTTGTAAGAGAAAGCAATGAAAACCTACTTCCATCTACAATATTGCATTATCAAAATTATGATGATTACAATATAAGTTACTTGGGTCATAAGTATACATTGTTTGAAATAGATATAACTGATAAAAAGAATATTATAATTAAAAAGGCTTCAAGAATATATATAGCTGCAAGTAATTATTTTACTCTTGATGGAACATATTACTTCTATTCTCCACAAAAGCATCAGTATCTAACTTTAGATACTAGATTTACTGGAGATAAAAGTTTAAACTCCTTTTACCTATTTAAAGGACTAATTAACTTAGATTTTTTATATAGAAAATACGGCTGGTCGCCTATACTATATATACCTATAGAAAGACTAAGAAAAAATAATTACCGCATTAGAAACCTAAGCTGTAATATTGCAATATCATCCCCTAAAGAGATTGCCTCTTTAATAGAGGCTAAACTTAACTATAGAAACTACTCTATAAAAGGTTTTAATACTAATATGAAAACTAACGTAAAAGTACGGTTCTCTAGCATGATGCCAAATGACCGTATATATGAATTGATGTATTATGAGAGTATAGAGTTTAAGTTAAATAGCACTTTACTTGATAGTGATAATAAAAACTATTATTTAGAAATGTATAAAACTATAACCGTGTTAAATTTTACAGCCTGATATATATATGCTCCTAGAGACAAATATAAATGTGATTCGTCTATTTATGTACAACACTAGGAGCATATTTTTTATATAAAACTATGTGGTTAAAAGAAAGTAATAGACCTAAACATCTACTCTATGCAATACCTTCAGCCTTCATAGGTACTATATTATTCAGTACTGGTTTAGCTTTTGGTATGGAGTTTAAAGACTATAAGTATGGTAATAAGTTTGATTGGCTAGATATAGCTGCTACTATGATAGGTGGTATAGTTGGTCAATTACTACAAATTGGTATAATAAGTTTAATCTATTTAATATTTAATTAATATGGAAACACTTAATGTTATAATGGGTATTGTAGGTAATGCAATAGTACTAGGTCTTATGTATTATTTTCTAGTAAAAAGAGAGTAATACTTAGGATGCCTCCATGTTGGAAGTGGTAGACAAGATAGACTTAAAATCTATTAGTCAGTAATGACTGTGTGGGTTCAAGTCCCACTGGAGGTACTAATATACTCACTTAGCTCAGTTGGTTAGAGCATTTGTCTTATACACAACAGGTCAAAGGTTCAAGTCCTTTAGTGAGTACTATAGCAGCTCTTGAAGGGTGTAGAAAAGCATAAACTTACTAGACTATTTAAACAATCTGCTATAATGCTTCCTTAGTTCAACGGATAGAACAAGACACTTCTAATGTTTAAATGAAAGTTCGATTCTTTCAGGAAGTACATGATTCCTTATAGTCCCTGAGTGTTTCTTGGTGTTACTCAAACTATAAGGTATAGAAATAACAAAGCTATAAATTCTAGAATAATGTAGCAACGTAACTCTTAGGGTTCTTAATAAGGTAAAACTAGCCCCTTTTGGATGTCGTAGAATCCATGTGAGTGCCTTAGCACAGTGTTATTTAAGGCTATAAGTGGTGGAAGACCATGCAGAAGTCCTGCCCCTGCCTAGTTTAAAAAGGGTGAAGAATGAAGGTTCTTCTAATCTAGGCTTTATACCCACTTGCTGGAATTGGTAGACAGGCTAGATTTAGGCTCTAGTATCTTTGATGTGAGAGTTCAAGTCTCTCAGTGGGTACTAAAAAAATGTTAAATAAATTACATTTATTTGGTAGTTTAATTTTAATACACTATCTTTGTAGTGTAAAAAAGGTCTCTTAGTTTAATGGTAAGACACTTCTCTTGTAAAGAAGCATTGTAAGTTCGATTCTTACAGAGACCTCTACTATAAAATAGATTATATAGATTAAAGATGGTGGTAATAATTCTATATACTCTATGCCCACTAGAGAACTATTTTATAGTTTATTGTGGGCTTTTATATCGCAAGGTGCTAGCAAAGGTAGCTAACTAGGCTCATAACCTAGAGGTTGAGGGTTCGAGTCCCTCCCTTGCAACTAATATATAATAAATGTATGGGAGAAAATAATGAATATAATAAAGAACCTGTCTTTTTTTGTAAACACTGTTTATCATTGAAAATAAAGTCAGTTCCTGATATGGAAGAACTAGATTACTGCGATGAATGTGGTTCTACTGCTATAGGTACTACTGATATAGAAACATGGAGACAATTATATAAAGATAGGAATGGTTTTAATTATTTAGAAAAATTTTAATATGGAAGAGACAAAAATGACAGTAGAGCAGGTTAAAGCTGCTGCAAATGAACAAATTGGCATCTTATATCAAAAGTTACAGGAAGCTAATCTATCTAATACGTTCAAAAGATTAGATTATCTATTCAAGATAGTTGAAGGTAACTTTGATGAAATTATGAAGGATAAAGCAAAGGTAGAAATAGACAATATTGTCTTTGGTTATCCTCAAGAAGATAAAGAAGAGAAGTAAACAATGATTGGGAAGGTTAATAATGTTATAGGACTTTCCCAATCACCATTAGGTGATGATTTCTTCAAGTGTTGGTTTATCTTTCTAAGACCACTACATCATCTTACTGATAGGGAAATAGATGTTATAGCTTCCTTTACTAAGCATAGATATGAGCTGTCTAAAGTTATTACAGATAATAATCTATTAGACACAGTTCTAATGAGTGAAGAAACTAAGAGAAAAATAAGGGAAGATTGTAATATAACATTAGCACATTTTCAAGTTATAATGGGTAAATTAAGGAAGAATAAAGTTATTGTAGATAATAAGATTAATCCTAAATTAATACCTAATATAGATAAGGACTCAAGAAGCCTTCAACTTATGGTTATTTTCCCTATAAAATGAAGAAAGAAATTATCTTAGATATATCTAGAAATCTAGATATATCACCTGATGTTATTGAGAAAGTATACAAAGCCTATTGGTCATTTATTAAAGAGACTATACAGGCTTTACCATTAAAAGATAATCTTAGTGAAGAAGAATTTTTAACATTAAAAACTAACTTTAATGTCCCTTCACTTGGTAAGTTAACTTGTACTCTAGATAAATATAATAGAGTCAAGAAAAGATTTAAATTGATAGAGAATTTTAGAAATGCTGAAAATAAATAAAATTAAACCAGTGTTTAATAAGATAGTAACTACCTGTGATGTTTATCAAATGGGTAAATCTACAGGAGGTATTATTATAAAAACTGATGGAACTATTAAAGAGTATCAAAGAGTTGAAGCAGTAGGCTCTACTGTAAGAGATATTAAAGTAGGAGATATTGTAATGATTAATCCTAAAAGATACCTAGTAGCTAAACATAATGATAAGCCAGATTCTGTAAAAAATGTAAATGGTGATGAAGTTACTTTTAGTGTAGATTTTCCTATACTAGAATATGGAGGTAAAAAACACCTACTTATTTATGACCAAGATATTGATTATATCATTGATGGTGAAGAAGTAGAAGATGAGCAAACTAAATCATCATTGATACTACCAAGTAATAAAATTATTGTTTAACATATAGCTCATGATTAAGTTCATGAGCTTTTTTAGTTTATAGAGATATGAAGTTATTTAAATATGAAGGATATAAAGTAGTTATATCTGAAGAAGCTTTTGCTTTAAAAGTATTTAGACAAATATGGAATAGAGATAGAAGTGTAAATAAGGATAAAGCTATTATGGAGTTGGGTTATATCTATTTTATGGTTGACCCTAGAAGTGACTATCAATATCTAGTAGATGAAGACGAGAGGTCTAAAGCTATTATAGAAGGAGAAGGATTGCCTAATAGATGGAAGCCTGATAAAGTCATAACTGAGGCTATGAAATTCTATTCTAGGTTTAAACCTACTGCTGCATTATTGCTTGAGGATACAAGATATGCAGTAGATAAACTTAGAAAACTATTAAGAGATATAAATTTAAATCAATTAGATGATAAGGGAAAACCTGTTTATACACTTAACTCTATTACTGCAACTATTAAGCAAGTACCTAGTTTAGCTAAAGACCTAGATGAAGCAGAAAAGGCTCTTGCATCTGAAATGAGAAGTGAAGGTAAGATGAGGGGTCAAGGTGAAAAGACAATATTTGAAGATAGCTTGGATTTATGATAAGGGTAGAAGATATTGTAGAGGCTATAGGTAAAGACTTAAATACTACTTTAGTATTACACAAGAGTGTAGAAACTCATCATAAATTTAAAGTATATAAAGTATATTCCTATGGTTTGTATGCTATAGAAGATGATAAAATTATGTTACTTTCATTCAAAGTAAATAAGAACTCATCTATTGATAATATGGTAGAAGCTTGGGATGATTGTGATAAACAGTTTGTCAGTTATATAGTAAGTTGGTTATCAAGTGACATATATAAGAAATTGAAGAATGATAGAAGTAAATAAATATCAAACACCTCTTACTGATGAACTACTTGATACTTTGCCAGATGAAGTAAGAGACCAACTATTTGACATTATTAATAATGTGGAGTTTGTCAAGAGGTTAATATCTCCTAGCAGAGGCTATGCTAAGGATAGACCAAGAGATGAAAGTGGAAAGATTATTGTAGACTTAGCTAATCCACATATATTAGAGAATATGGATTATTTCAGACCTACAGCTTTACACTATGAAAAATATGGTACTCTTACTAATCTAAGGCCTAATGCTAATCCAAATAGTGCTTATGGTAAATGGGTAAGAGAAGAGAAAAGGAGATGTTGGGAAGGTTATGTGAGAGAGAGTGATGGAGAATGGGTTACAGGTTATATGTATTGGTTCTTAAATTACTCTCCTATTATGCTCTCTAAGATAAGAAGAGGCTCTAAAAGAGCAGATAGAATTGAGGCTTTACCAGAGTGTTGGGAAGGAATCTATTGGAGATTTCATTGTATGAACCAAGCTTCAAATGGTGGTATATACAATAATTTCCAAGGAGGTCAACACATGGCTGAGCTTGCATCTAGAGGTAAAGGTAAGAGCTATAGTTTAGCATCTATACTTAATCACATCTTTGTACTAGGAGAGAATGAAGAAGCACATGAGAAAGTAAAGGGTATAGTAACTGCTTATCAGAAAGAGTACCTTACTAAAGATGGTGTCCTTAACAAGTTTGTAGATATGGCTAACTTTTGTGCATCTAATACTCAATTTCCAAGAAAGAGATTAAAGAACTCTTTGCAAGAAATGACATGGATAATGGGTTATAAAGATGCAGAACTTGATATTGAAAAGGGTACTCAGAACACAGTACTTGGTGTGTCATCAAAGGATGATGAATCTAAGTTGAGAGGTAAAAGAGCTGCTAAAATACTTATAGAAGAGTTTGGTACATTTCCTAGATTAACAGACCTTTATAATGTGTTGTTACCTTCTGTTCAAGAAGGTGATATTGTCTTTGGTCAGATATATATGCTTGGATGTGTTTGTGCTGGCACAAAAGTATGGACATTAGATGGCAGAAATATAAATATAGAAGACTTAAAGAAGGAGGATGGAATAATAGGATATAGTAAGTTGCCAGTTATAAAGGACAATTATGTAATACATAATAATGGTATAACAAGGGAGTCTATTGGTAAGGTAATAGAGCCTGTAGAGAAAGATTGTGTAAAGATTACACTATCTAATGGAAATACATTGATGTGCTCTACAGACCACCCAATCTTTGTTCAGACTAAATCATCAAGAAGGCTATGTTCTTATAAGGATGGTAATAGGAGAAAGACTATATTTAATGAATCCTTTGTAAAGGCAAATCAGTTAAAGGTTGGAGATAGAGTATGTGAATGTAGGAAAATAGACGTATTTGGAAATAGTACTTTATTTGATAGTAGATTAGTTGGTATGCTTATTGGAGATGGAAGTTATGGAAATAATGAAACCCCTAAGTATTCATCAGAAGATAGAGAATTGCTAGAATATGTGAAAGGTAAATATGATACTAGTCTGTCTGCAACCCATATAACTAAAAAAGGGAATGTCTATGAAGACATTAGAGTGAAGGGTATATGCAGTTATCTTAAAGAGATTGGAATATATGGACAAGTTAAACAGGCAAAAAGATTACCCAGTAATTATCAAACACTTACAAGGAATGCAACTATTGATTTATTGTCTGGATTATATGATACTGATGGAACCTTTTATAGTAAAGGTACTAAAAGCTATATAGGACTGACTCAATGTAATATAGAAATATTAAAAGAGGTGCAAATTCTATGGAGAAAGTTTGGTGTTATATGCTCCATAAGAAAGACTAATCCCAGATTAAGCCCTAATAGAAAGGATAAAAATCCTTGGTTTACACTAATTATAAATGGAGCTGACAACCTTAAACTAGCAAGCAGAGTACTATTACCTATTGTAACTCATAAGAATGAATCTAACCAAGAAATATTGTCATTCTTTGATACTTATGTGCCCAAGAAGATAAAAGGTTATGACAAAGATTATTTAGTATATAAAGTAGTAAGTATAGAAGATATAGGGAAACAGGTTGTATATAACTTATCTGCTTGTACATCAAGAACATATTTGGCAAATAATATCATTACACACAACACAGCTGGTGATAATGAATCAGACTTTGCTGGTGCTCAGGAAATTATGTATAATCCAAAAGGTTATAATATGTATGCATTACCTAATGTATTTGATAAATTTAATCAAGGAAGACCATACTTTGTATTTTTCTTTCCTGGTTATATAAATAGAAAGGGATGTTATAACCATGATGGAGTATCTGATGTAATCAAAGCTTTAATAGAAATTCTGTTAAATAGGTATAGAGTTAAGTATAATTCTACTGACCCTAATACAATCATTAAAACTATTGCTGAAGTCCCTATTACTCCAGCAGAAGCTATTGTAAAGACAGGTATAAATATGTTCCCTGTTGCTGACCTTACAGAAAGATTAGGTCAATTAGATAGTAATCCAAGGGAGTATGATGATGTATATACTGGAGACTTAACTCTCAATAAGAGTGGAATAGTAGAATTTAAACCTACAAGTGCTATGCCTATTAGAGAGTTTCCTCATAAGGACAATAAGATTGAAGGTGCATTTGAGATATTCCAAATGCCTGAAATAGATAAAAGAACAGGAAAGGCTTATAATGCTAGATACATACTTGGCTGTGACCCTTATGATGATGATGAATCAAATACTATGTCTCTAGGCTCTGTTTGGGTACTAGACCTATGGACTGATAAGATTGTAGCTGAGTATACTGGTAGACCTTCTTTTGCTGATGACTTCTTTGAGAAAGTAAGAAGACTATGCTTATTTTATAATGGTAGAATGAACTATGAGAATAATAAGAAGGGTCTATTTGCATATTTCTCTAGAATGAATTGCACCTATCTTTTAACAGACCAATTAGAGTTTTTGAAAGATAAACAAATGATTAAAGATACTGGTTATGGTAATAAAGCTAAAGGTACTAATGCTACAGAAGCTATAAATGCTTTTGCTAGGAATAGACTTAGAGCTTGGTTACTTAAACCAACTACAGTTATACAAGTTGTAGATGGAGAAGAGACTGAAGTTGATATTCCAAATTTATTTACTCTTAGAAGTAGAGCATTCATTAAAGAGTTGATAAATTATAATAGTGAAGGTAACTTTGATAGAATATCAGCAGCAGGAATGTTAATGCTTCTTAGAGAAGATAGAATAATTCTTTATCAAGGAAAGGTATCTAAGGAGAAACAAGAAGCTGCTAATTTTAGTTATCTAGGTAATGACCCCTTCTTCAATAAAAACTATAACAGTAAATTTAGTAAAATATAGTAAATAATTCACTTAGATTATTGTCTAAGTGAATTTTTTTATATATCTTTGCAGAGTTAAATTATTAAAGAACTATGAGTGAATTTATGCAGTTTCCACCTCAACAGCTTCCTATGAGTAAGAAGACTAAGAAATGGAGAAAGCAGATTCTTGATTGGGGTTCTAATAGAGCTACAATAGCTAGTTCATTAGTTAGGAAAAGTGTAATACACAAGAAGATTAATTATGACTTACTGAATGGTATAGTACATCTAGATGATATGATGACGATAATTAATCCAGACAATGTACAAGCAAAGTTTATTCCTAGTAAGATACAACACTATCCTATTATGAACTCTAAACTTAATGTTCTGAGAGGTGAAGAGTCTAAGAGAGTCTTTGATTTTAGGGTAGTTATTACTAACCCCAATGCTATCTCAGAAATTGAGAATAATAAGAAACAGGCTTTACTTCAAGACTTACAACAGGCAGTTGCTGATACCTCTCAATCAGACGAGGAATTTAATGCTAGACTAGAAAAGCTAAATGACTATTATACATTTGAATGGCAAGATATGAGAGAATTAAGAGCTAATGCTCTACTCAATCATTATTCCAAAGAGTATAATATACCTTTATTATTTAATAAAGGATTCATGGATGCTATGACAGTTGCAGAAGAAATATATCAATGTGATATAGTAGGAGGTGAACCAACTATTGAAAAATTAAATCCTAATACTGTTAGAGTATATAGGTCAGGTTACTCCAATAGGATAGAAGATGCTGATGTAATAGTTATAGAAGATTATTGGAATCCTGGTAGAATTATTGATACTTATTATGATGTACTATCTGCTAAAGATAGAGAATATATAGAGAACTTGCCAGACTCTACAGGAGAAAGTAGTGACTCTTCATATCTTTCTGACCCTAGAAATGAATTTATTAGAGTAGATGATACATCTTTAGGAGATGCTGTTTATAAAGATGGATTTTTTTGGTCTCCTACAGGAGAAGGAAGTGGTTCTAGAAATTCTATGTTGCCTTATGATATGGAGGGTAATATTAGAGTAGTTAGAATGTTTTGGAAATCTAGAAGAAAAATAAAGAAGATTAAATATTATGATGAGCAAGGAGAAGAACAGTATAAGTTTAGAGATGAAAACTATGTAACTAATACTGACTTAGGTGAAGAGGAACAAGTACTTTATGTAAATGAAGCTTGGGAAGGAACTAGAATAGGTGAAGATATTTATGTTAATATGAGACCTAGAGTAGTTCAATATAATAGGTTAAGCAATCCTTCAAGATGCCATTTTGGTATTATAGGTTCTATATATAATCTTAATGATGATAAGCCTTTCTCATTAGTAGACATGATGAAACCATTTAGCTATCTTTATGATGCTATACATGATAGACTTAATAAACTGTTAGCTAAGAATTGGGGTAAAATGATTAACTTAGACTTAGCTAAAGTTCCTGCTGGATGGGACGTAGAGAAGTGGCTTTATTTTGCAAAGACTAATAATATTGTAGTAACAGATAGCTTTAAAGAGGGTAATATAGGTGCTGCAACAGGTAAACTAGCAGGTGCTATGAATAATGCTTCTAGCGGAGTTATTGATGCAGAATTAGGTAATTCTATACAACAGAACATTAATCTACTTGAATTTATCAAGATGGAAATGTCTGATGTAGCAGGCATCTCTAAACAGAGAGAAGGACAAATATCCAACAGAGAAACTGTAGGTGGTGTAGAAAGAGCTACATTACAATCTTCACATATCACTGAGTGGTTATTTGTTACTCATGAAGATGTTAAGAAGAGGGTTCTAGAGTGTTTCCTTGAAACAGCTAAAATAGCTCTTAAAGGCAGAAGCAAGAAGTTTCAGTATATACTTTCTGATGGTTCTATGAAAGTCATGGATATTGATGGAGATGAATTTGCTGAAGCTGATTATGGTCTTGTAGTGGATAATAGTAATGCTATACAAGAACTACAACAAAAGATGGATATGCTAGCTCAAGCAGCTCTACAAAACCAAGCATTGAATTTCTCTACTATCATGAAGTTATATAATAGTTGTTCTATGGCTGAAAAACAAAGAATAGTTGAAAGAAATGAGCAAGAGTTAATACAAAGACAGCAAGAAGCTCAACAGCAACAGTTACAACAGCAGCAACAACAAGCTGAAATGGAAGCTCAAGCTAAGGAACAAGAGATACAACTTAAAGACCAAATGAATCAAAGAGACAATGAAACTAAGATTTTGATAGCTACTATGTCTAATAAAGAAAATGATGGTATTGAAGAGCAAACTTTTTCAGAAGAAGCGAGAGCTAATCTAATTGAAAAGATGAGGGAATTTGACGAGAAGATAAAATTAGATAGGGAGAAGCTAGAGTTAGATAAATATAAGTCTAAAGAAGATGTTAGACTAAAAGAAAAATCAATAAATAAGAAAACTAAATGATTGTATAAATCTTAAAAATTATTAAAATGAATAGAAGAAGAGAAATAGTAGAAAGCCAATTTGAACCATCTGTAAATTCATTATGGCTTTATAAAAAGACACTAAAAATATTTATTAACGGTAAATGGGAAGTTCTAGGAACTGACTTATCTTCTGAAGAAGTAGAAGAACTGAAAACCAAAGTAGATTCTATGGATAAGGAGCTTGGGGAAGTGAAACAAGATATTAGTATAATAAATTCTAAAGTTTGTGTAGAACTTGAAATAGGCCACTCTGAAGAAGTTAAAAGTAGAAATTTAGCTAAACTAAAGGCTATTCAATCTGTAGACCATTTATTTTTTGCAGACATAAATTATGGTTATGGTGCAGCTAAATGGTTACCTACTACGGGAGGTGAAGCTTTCATTGTAACAAGTAGTGGTAAAGCTGTTATATATACTATAGCTAAAGATGGAGCTATAACTAGAACCAGTCCTGATATAGACCTTACTAATCCTAGCACAGACTTATTTGAAGTAGTTACTGAGCTTCCTGTTGAAAATATTTCTACATCAAAAATTTATTGTGTACTTTCTTCAACAAAAGGAGAGGAAAATAAATACACTGAGTATGCTTATATTAAACAAACAGATGGTCAGTTTGCTTGGGAAAAAATGGGTGAATTTAAAGCTGAACCAGATTTAAGTGGTTATGCTAAACTTAAAGGTACTAATACGTTCTCAGGTAATAATACTTTTACTGCTGATGGCAATACACAAATAAGTTTTTTAAAATGTGATAATATACGAAAAACAAATAAAGGTTATTTATTTGACCTAGATGATGCTCAAAGAAACAACCATACAACTTATACTAATGATGGTGGGAAAGCTGATATTGGCACAGCCGAGTGGCTTAGATTTACTCTTGAAGATGGTACTATTGTAAATAAATCAATAAGAGTATTAAAAAATGCTGTAGCTCCTGCAACTTAAAAAATAAATAATTATGGATTTTAGTAAAATTATAGATATAGAAATACCTGAAGGTAAGGTAATCAAGATGGAAGATAATATTGGAAATGGTCGCGTTCTTTGGAGTAGTTTAGCTAACCCTAATATATATGCTTATGATATTAGATGGAATCACAATGTTCCAGATAGTCAAGCTACTACTGCTTGTGAAAGAATTGGTAATCTTGAGTTACATAAAACTCTTCCTATTTAATCTAAGTTTGCATGTTGTGTGCATCAAGGGACTACTATTCAATATTGGTGTAACAAAAATGATACTAGATTTAGAAGATTATCAAGAAAACCACAACAATATAGTTGTGATTATGATACCAAACACATAGTAATCTATCTGCGACTGAAGTTGGTGGTGATGCTAATTTGCAGTCAAAATGTGGTTTGGCTTTTATGGAAAGTTTATATTCCCCTGATGGTGATAATGAAAGCACTGGTTTTGTTAAATGTTATATAATAGATTAAGTAAGTTATTCACTAGCTAAAAAATTATTAAAAAATAATATAAAAATTAAAAATAAAGTATATGAATTATTAATTATAGTTTTATGAGAAATTTTTATTACCTTTGTACATTATTATTAATAATGATTATTTCTTCATGTAAGACTACTACAAAGGTAGTAGAAATACCTGTAGAAACAATAAAGAAAGAATATATAAATAGTATTAAAATTGATAGTATTTATGTAAGAGATAGTATAGATAGATGGCAAAAAGGAGATACCTTATATATTACTAAATGGCATACAAAGTTCAAATATATAAATAAGGTAGATACCATAGTTAAGACTGATTCTATTCCAAAGATATTAACAGTAGAGAAGAAAGTAGAAGTGAACCATATTTACTGGTGGCAAAATACCTTAATGTGGGTAGGGGGTATATTATCAATTTGTATAATAATCTCTTTAATTCATAATTTTAAAAAATAATGATTGATGCTGATGTATTAATAACAGGAGGAGTAGGATTATTAACAAGCATAGTTTCAAGTTGGACAACATGGTTTTTTGCAAGAAAAAAATACAATTCAGAAGTAGACTTGAACCTAGTTGAAAAAATGGAGAAGTCTTTAGAATTTTATAAGTCTCTTTCTGATGATAATAGAACTAGACTTGAGGAGATAACAGAGAGAAATAATGAGTTAGAAAAAGAGGTACAAGAGTTAAGAAAACAGGTTCTTTCATTAACAATGAATATCTGTATGGACTTAGCCTGTGCTCATAGAATTAGAGAAACAGTTAGAAAATATGGGAAAGCAAAGAGTAGGCTCGATGAAACAACTAGCCCTAGTAGAGGATGATGTAAATTTATTGACTAAAGGAGAAATATTAATCTCTGAAGAGGAAGGTTATACAATTCTAAGAAAGAGATTAGATTCAGGAGAAGTAGAAACTTATGTAGTAGTACCTTTAAAAGATTTTAGAAAAGATGCAGTTAGTCCTAGAAAGAAAGTGGAAAAAGAGTAACTATACAATAGGTGTACTATCAATAGATGGAAAGAGATTTTGTGAAACTCTAGAAGATGTTGATAGAAATCTTAATAGTTCTATGAGTGTAGAACAGATTAAGGCTATTAAGAAACCTAATGAAACTGCTATTCCTACAGGAACTTATGAAGTTACTTTGGATATATTTAGTCCTAAGTTTGGTAATAAATCTTTCTATAAGAAAACATGTAATGGTAAATTACCTAGAATACTTAATGTGAAGGGTTTTGATGGTATATTAATACATTGTGGAAATACTAATCTAGATACCTCTGGGTGTATTCTTGTAGGAAGAAATCTTGAGAAAGGAAAGGTTCTTAAGAGTCAAGAAACCTTTGAAAAATTATATAAGGTATTAAAAGAGAACAAAAATAATTTAACTATTAAAATCATGTAATTATGGCAAAAAGTACAAAGAGAAGACCAAAACCAATGTCTCCTAAAGCAGGTGTAGGTAAGGGAACTAAATATGGTTGTGGTGGAAAAATAAAGAAGAAGTAATCTTCATAAGCTATTACTGTTAGTATTGAAATACATACCAATGGTAATAGCTTTATGCTACATGCTTAATACAATGTTCTATATAGAACCATTAAGTAATATAGCAGGAGTGTCTCTATTAACATGGATATTCTTATATCTAGCTTCTGTTGTGTTTGAGTTCTGCTCTTATCATAGAATGTTTCTTTGGTATATCCTAATAGATGACATATTAAATATAGTTGACTATTATTGGAATATACCAATTAGTACTGATAATTTAATCAGAATACATAATATATTAGTAGGAATAACATTATTTACAGTATTGATTCTTTATGTTAAAGATAATAAAGTTATTATTAGAAAAAATAATAAATGATATAGATTGTGGAAATAGTAACATTACAGAAGATGAAGCTATGGAAATGATAAAAGTTATTAAGTCTTATACAGACAAAACACAAAGACTTAGTAAATATCAAGCATGTCAAAAGTTAAATGTAAGTAGAGCTACATTTGATAATCTAGTTAGAGAAGGAGTAATACCTAGGGGAGAAAAGGTAGTAGGTTTTAAAGAGCTATTTTGGACAGAAAAAGACCTAAATAAAGTAATAAAGAGTAGAAGAAATGATAACAAAGAAAAACATTAATATACCTATATTTAGATTAAAACTAAAAATAGTAGTAGTAGATGATATTGAAGAAGCTTTAGAAATAAATCCTAATATAAATACTGAAGCTGATTCTTGTGTTATAGACTATAGTAATGGAACAGCAACAATAGTTATCGCTTCTAATGATATGTCAATTATAGCACATGAATGTCTACATGTTAAAAATGCTGTATGGAATAGAATAGGATATTCTCCTAATCCAGTAAATGATGAAGTAGATGCCTATCTACTAGATTATATTATGGCAGAAGTACTTAAAGTAGTAGAAAAACATACAAATAAAACATTACTAAAAATATAAATTACAACACTCTTAAAGTCAAGGCTTTAGGAGTGTTTTTTTGTTTATTAGCATCATTATGTTCCTCAATGAAATAGTTCCTGTAAGAGCTATAATTACTATTGTTACACAAGTAAATAGATGTGGTTGCAATGCACATACACAAATATTTACTGAAGACTTTGTAGTAGCATTTCAAGGAAGAACAGCATTACCTACTACAGTTACTTTAGATAACTTAGGTAGAGATGCTTTTGGAACAAATGTAAATTGTGGTAGGGCATATAGCTACACTATTAATGACTCTATTTCAATAACATTAGCATAGTAATAACTAATAAAAATTAACAACATGTTTTCTAATTTAAGGTCAGGTAGTCAGGTGTACATTCTTCACAAGGATGCTACTCCTTACATAGAAGTAGGTCAAGTAGTCAGTGTCTCTCAACCTATTCCTAGGTATCAAGCAAATAACTTTATGGCTTCACAAGAGCTTGTAGTAGATGTAGTAGTTAGTGTTAATGGTAATAATATTACCTTACAAAAACTTCCTGCTAGTTTAGATGTAGCAGACCAAGGAACAGCTAATGGTTCATTATTTATATCAACTTCTAGAGAGTCAATGAATACTGAAATAACATCCCTCAGACAGAAGAGTCAAGATATTATAAATAGTATAGATTATCATAAAAAAGTAGTACAAGATTGTGAAATTCTATTACAAAGATTAAACCCAGAGTTTGCTGAACAAAAGCAACAGAAGCAAGAGATAGATAATCTTAAAGCTCAAATGTCTGAAATGATGAATGGCATGAAAGAACTAATGGCTCAAATAAAGAAGGAAACACCTAAATCTTAATAATTATGGGAAGAATATTTCATATAGTAGATGAAGCTGATGAATATCAAAGGGGATATAACCAAAGAGAACCTGATGATAAAATGCTTGAAAGAGCTTTTAAAGAAGGCTGTGAACATGGCTATAAGAAAGCTATGAGAGAAGTTGAAGGATATAATGAGAGAAAAACTCATTCATATAATGAAGGCTTTGAGGAAAAAATTGAAAGGTTGAAGAAAAAATATGAATAGTTATGAGGCAGAGTTTCAAGATTAAGAAGTACAATTGGAGCATAATTATTTACTATACTGTAAATGATACAGAGAAGAAAGACATCATAGATATGCTTGAAGGTTTAAATTGTGATTCTAGAACTCTAGAATCTATTAAAAAGAACCTTAGTAAAGCAGAACTTGATACAGGTTTTGCTTACTCTAGCTATGATAAACAATGCTCTATTGTGGTTATCCACAAGGCATCAAGTATAGGTGAGTTCATCAATACATTTGAGCATGAAAAGAACCACTTGGAGATGCACATCTGTGAGGCATTAGATATTAATCCTTACTCAGAGGAAGCTGCACACATGAGTGGTGACTTAGCCCAATTAATTCTTGAAGAAGCCTTATATTCTATTGTAGAACTTTAATAATAAAGGAGTACTGTTTAGTACTCCTTTTATTGTATTATAAATAACCTTATTATAAACTTGTTTAAAATGTTTATTATTACTACCTTTGCACAGAAGTTTAATTAAGGAGTAATAACATGGAAGGATTATCACTTGATAACATGATGACTGAAGAAGAGGCAGCAGCACTCTTTGAAACAGAAAGTAAACAGGAAGAAAATGAGGAAACTACCTCAAATAATCCTGAAGAAAGTAAAGAAGAAAAGAAAGAAGCTACTGAGGTTGTTGATGTAAATAATCTATTTACAGAAAAGCCAGAGAGCGTAGGTAGTGAAGATAATAAGGAAAAGGAAGATACCTCTTCTAAAGAGGTAACTTCTCCCAACTTCTACTCTTCCATTGCCAAAACCTTTGCAGAAGATGGTGTCTTCCAAAACCTTAATAATGATGCTCTTTCTAAGGTTAATGATGCAGAATCTTTTATAGATTTAATGGAGCAACAGATTCAGTCTAAACTTGATGAAAAACAAAAGAGGATTGACCAAGCTCTTAATGCAGGAATAGAACCTACACAAGTTCAGAGATATGAAAATAACATCAAAATACTTGATAGTATTACTGATGAAGCTATCACTGAAGAAGGTGAAAAAGGTGAAAATCTTAGAAAGAATATTATTTATGAGGACTATATTCAGAAAGGCTTTTCAAAAGAAAGAGCTATAAAAGCTGTAGAAAGGTCTATAGCAGCAGGAACTGATATAGAAGATGCTAAAGAATCTTTGCAAAGTTGTAAAGACCAAGTAAATAAAGCTTACAACAATGCACTGAAAGAAGCAGAGGAGGAGAAAGCAAATGAAGAGAAAGAGCTAAAGGAGCAAGCAGAAGCTCTTAAAAAATCAATTCTTTCTGACAAGAAACCTTTTGGTGAATTGGAATTAGATAAAAATACTAGACAAAGAGTATTTGATGCTATATCCAAGCCAATATTTACTGACCCTAATACAGGAGAAAGACTTACTGCAATTCAAAAATTTGAAGCAGATAATCATAATGATTTTATGAAGTATGTAGGTCTTACTTATGTATTGACAGATGGTTTTAAGTCACTTGATGGGCTAGTCAAAGGTAAAGTGAAGAAAGAAATTGGTAAGGGTCTGAGGGAGTTAGAACATACCTTAAATAACACTGCTAGAAACTCGGATGGTACACTTAAATTTACAAGTGGTGTAAGTACAGACCCCGAATCTGCATTTAGTGGATTTACACTTGATATTTAAAAATATGGCTGGACAATTAGGTAAGTTTCAGATGATTGGTTTTGATGGCTGGAAAGGTCTAACAAAATTAAATCATATCTCAGCTATCTATAGTCTGGGTGCACAAAAAGCATCTGACATGATGGTTGAATTGCTAGCTTCTAAGATGGGTAATACTCTTGATACATTCCTAAGTAAACTACCTGTGAAGGAGTTTGAGGATGATTCAGAATATTATTGGGATATTGTTTCTAGTGCAAGAAAGAATATTCCTCTTGTAGAAGCTAGAAGTGAAAATGGTAATAAGGTTGAACTAGGTGATGAACCTGTAGGAGTAGGCACAACTCCTTTTTACCTAGTATTTGCAGAAGATTATTTCGCTGATGGTGAGGTAATTTTTGGTAATCTAAATCAAGTATATCCTATTAGAATACTTGGTGATGCTAGAATGGAGGGAACTAACGCTGTATATCGCTGTGAAGTGATGGGAGGTGTTACTACTGGTGTTCCTGCTGAAAGATTACAAGCTGGTGAAAGATTCTCTGTAGGTTTTGCACCTGTAGAGAGAGAATTATCACGCAAGGTAGGTGATATAAGATTTAATACTCCTGTAAGTATGCGTAATGAATGGACTACATTGAGAATACAACATAAAGTTACAGGTGCAATGCTTAACAGAAAGCTTGCTGTAGGTATTCCAATGAAAGACCGTGCAGGTAAACCAATGACTGCCAATCTATGGATGCACTATGTAGATTGGGCATTGGAAAGACAATGGAATGATTATAAGAATATTGCTTTAGCTTGGGGTACTTCCAATCGTAATGCTAATGGTGAATATTTGAACTTTGGTAAATCAGGTGAAGCTATTAGAATGGGAGATGGACTCTTTGCACAGCTTGAAGTAGCCAATACATTCTATTATAATACATTCTCATTGAAGATGATTGAAGATGCACTCTATGAGTTAAGTGCTAATGCTCTTGATATTAAAGAGAGAGTATTTGTTCTTAGAACAGGTATGAGAGGTGCAGCTCTATTTAGTAAAGCAGTAGGTAACACAGTTTCAGGATGGACTCAATTTACAGTAAATGCAGATAACTTGGGTATTGTACAGAAGACTAATAATGTACAACATCAAACCTCTCTTGCAGCAGGTTATCAGTTTACTGAGTTTAGAGCACCTAATGGTGTAGTTCTAAAGATTGAGGTTGATAAGTTCTATGATGACCCTGTACAAAACAAGGTTCAGTCTCCTCTAGGAGGCCCTGCTAGTTCTTATAGATTTGATATTATGGATATTGGCTCTATGGAGCAACCTAATATCTTTAAGTGTCAAATCAAGGGACAACCTGAGTATAGAGGCTATCAATCTGGCATGAGGAATCCTTTTACTGGAGCAATGAATAATGACTATATGTCACATGATGAGGATAGTGCTACTATACACAAAATGACTACATTTGGTGTATGTGTACTTGACCCCACTAGAACTATGTCATTTATTCCTGCTGTATTACAAGGATAAATTTAACTTATATAAAGGGGGATTAATTTCCCCCTTTAATTAATTCAAACAAAAATGGCAAAGGAAGATAAAAAGAATACTGAGGAAAAACCTCTAATAAATTGTCTAAAAAATGAACAGGTAATAGTAAGATACCTACCTAAACAAAGTAGAATGGTATCTAATCCTAAACATGTTTTATTTGGTGGTATGGCAGAAAATGCTACAAGAACTTTTGTAGTACCTATGCTATCATCAGGAAGATATGTTAATGTTCTTACAGATGATGAAAAAGATTTCTTAGAGAATATAATGGGTCTGCCTAAAAATGCAATGTCTATCTATAAAAAAGTAGATAATTTTTGGGATGATACTAATGAGGCTGGTATATCAAAAGTAACTCTAAGAAAACAAGATAATTATTTAAATTTAGCTAATGTAGAGGATTATATTAGGTATAAGATTCTAATAGCTAACAAAGATTATATAGCTCCTTCTCTAGAAGCTTTAGAGACACATCCTAAAGCAACTTATCAGTTTGTAATTCTGACAGAAGAGTCTGAAACTAAATCAGCTAGAAAGGGAATGACTATTCTCATGCAATGCTATACAGCTTATGGTAAGATTGAGGATGATGTAGATGCTCTTAGAATTATTATAGAGACTCTTACAGGAGTTACAATACATAAGAATACTAAAAAAGAGTTTCTACAAACTAAAATAAATGAGCTAATACAGAGCAATAGCAAGATGTTCTTAAAAATTGCTACAGACCCATTGCTTCAAACTAAAGTACTCATTAGAAAGTGTATTGAGAGTAGCTTAATAGCTCATAGAGGTAATCAATACTATATAAGAGAAGGCAATATTCCTATGTGTGAAGATGGTGAACCTACATTAAATGTAGCAGCACAATGGATTAATCTACCAAAGAATCAAGAAATTAAGCTTAGTCTTGAAGCTAAACTTAAATAATAATTAAAACAAAGCCCATGACCAACACAGAATTTAGTAATGAATTTGATGTTCTTTACAATAGTATAACTAGTAATCAGGCTCCTGGGCTTGATGAATATGAGAAGAGTGTTTTTTTAACTAAAGCACAATCAGAAATATTAAGAGAATATTTTAATCCTAGAATAGATGCAGCTAATGGTGGATTTGATGGTAGTCAAAAAAGACAGTATGACTTTTCATTTTTAATCAAGACTACTGTATTAGAGGCTAATAGTAAAACTGAAGGGGATATAGGTTATATTCCACCTATTGACACTAGAGGTTCACTATTTAACTTCCCTGAGGATTATTTCTTAAGTATTAATGAACTTATATCAGATGCAGAGGCTAATGATGTTACCTACTTCTCTATAGTTCCTATAAGTTATTCTGACTATCAGAGATTAATGACTAAGCCTTACCCCTATCCTCCTAAAAGAGTTGCATGGAGATTATTTATTGGTACAGTAGAAATAGATAAAACTGGGGGTAAGAAAGTTACAGTACCTGTAGCAGAGGTTATTGGAGGAGGATTAGTGGGTAATCAAGATAACTTAGTTTATACTCTTAGATATGTAAAAAGACCTAATCCAATAGTTCTTACTGATTTTACAAAAGATAATATATCTATTGAAGGAGTAGACACAGAAACACCATGTGAATTTCCTCCTCAATTACATCAAGAAATTCTTGAAAGAGCTGTAACATTAGCTAAGATAGCATATCAAGCAGGTTCTACTTCTACTATTGCGGCACAATCTAATAAGAATAATCAACAGTAGTAATTATGACTATACAGGAATTTAGTAATGAGTTTGATGTCCTTCTTAATAGTTATGCTACTGATACTCACCAAAGTCTATTACAACTAGATGAATATGAAAAATCTGTTTTATTGACAGAAGCTCAAGACACTGTTGTAAAAGACTTATATAATGGAAGATTAACAGGAGATGGTTTTGAATCTACAGAGGAACAAAGAAGAAGCTTAGATTCATTGGTTAATACTGTAGAATTAACACCTAAAGACCTACAAAAACCTAAAATGTCAGATAATTCTAAGTTCTTTGAACTACCTGATAAATTATGGTTTATTACTTATGAATCAGTATTATTGTCAGATGATACTTTAGGATGTAAAAATAACACTAGAGTAGAGGTAACTCCCATAAGACAGGATGAATATCATAAAGTTAAAAATAATCCTTTTAGAGGAGCTTCTGATAAGAGAGTACTAAGAATAGATACAGGCTCTTCAATAGTAGAATTAATATCTAAATATACTATAGAGAAATATCTTGTAAAATACTTAAGTAAACCAACTCCTATTATTCTACAGGACATTACAGATTCAAACCTTACAATAGAAGGTGAACATATAGTTACTGAATGTAAACTAAGTTCTATATTACATAGAACTATTCTAGAAAGAGCTGTAGCCTTAGCCATTAAAAGGCTACCCTCTAAATAATGTATAACTTAATTTTAATAAAAGATGGCAGTTTTTTCTGTAAATCAAAACAGACAGCTTTATGTAGCTAAAGCTTATAAAGCAACAGTAGCAGGGACAGACCCTGTTGGTACAATATCAGTTAAGGCTGATGCAAAGAAACAATGTTTTTATTTTCCTTATGTAGGTGCTGATAACCTCATGAGAAGTGATTTAATTGATGTAGATAAAGTAATATATGCTAAAGCTACAGATGCTGACTCTCTAGCAATGAAGCTTAAAGCAGTACTAGTTACTCTTGATTCTAATATTAATAGAGGTACTCCTATTTCTGGTCAAGACTATATACTTAGAGTAGTTTTCAGACAATACTTTGGTAATTCTGATGGCAATATGTACTTTAAGTATGGTGCTGTACATGGTTTTGCTAGTATGACAGCTTCAGTATTCTATGCTAAGATGGCTCATTCTCTAGCAGTTAACTTCAGTAGAGAAAGAGTAAAGCCTGTAGCTATTCATCTAGTAAGTGGTGACCTTTCTACTTCAGCAGGTACTGATGAAGGTGAGGTACTACCCACATCTACAATAGCTAAAAAAAGTGGTGATGGCAGCACATTTGACCCCTTCAAAAAGACTTACACAGGTATTCTAATTGAAGAGGTAGCGCAAGATTGGTCACTAGGTACTAAGAAGCAAGAGCCTGTTTATTTTGATGTATATCCCACTACTATTACAGTTAATGGTGATGAAATAATTTGGGGAGTTGCAGAGGAAGTAGCAAGCACTAAATCTATAGCTAATGGTCATAATATTGCAGACCTAGAATATTTCTGCATGGGTGAGAGAGGTGACCAATATAGAAATATGGGTTGGCCTAATGTAATCAAGACTAAGTATCTTGTAGACCCTGAACAGAAGTATAATACTATTGATATTCACTATGCTTATGTAGGTGATGGTGTTAGTGTACAAAAGTCAGAGAAGGACATTACCATTGTAGTACCTAAGGTAGGTGATAAAAACAATGTAAGTAACAAACTTACTAATGATATAATCACTGCTATCAATACTGCTACAGGTTTGTCTATAGCTACTCTTGATACTTCAACAGTTTAAAAAAAATTAAAAGGGAGGCTAATAAGTCTCCCTTTATTTGTTTAAAGGAAAAACTATGGTAACATTTAATGAATTAAGAATAACCCCTGATGGTAATACTCTAATTATAGATGTAGCAATCAAGGATTTAAGATACTATAATAATGTAGGTCTAGATACTATACTCATAGATACCCAAGACACCTTTACAGCAGAAGGCCCTTCAAGTAAAGCAGTTAAATTTTCTGTTAAGAATGATGTAGACCCTAAGTTATTTGAAAGAAAAACTTCTATTATTTATATATTTAAAGGCACTTTAAAGGAAGGATTCCTATATACTTTTGGCACACTACCATATACTACAAATGATACACAATATATTATTAATGGTATTCCTTATACCGTAAATGAACTGACAGTAGGTGTACACAAGTATGAAAAAGGAAAATTAGTAGCTGTTACTACTCCTATAAAGTCTTATAGGATAGAGATAAACAAGAATGATTCTATATTGACTTTTAAAGATAATTTATTATTTGTCTATGTAAAAACAAAGGGTACTCCTGCTTCAGATACTCCTTGTGGTATGGATAAAGAAACTACTCTAGGTGTAACACTCTATCATTATCCTATATATAATGCTATGATGAATAGTATTAAAGAATTAGAGAAGAACTGTGAAGTACCTAAAAACTTTATAAATAGTATGCTAAGATTTAAAGCATTTGAACTTGCAATAGATACAGAACATTATAATCAAGCTATCATCTATTATAATAAATTTATAAAGAATGTAAACTTAAACACAGTAACCTCTAATAAATGTAATTGCTATGGATAACATGATATATGAAATACTCTATAAATACTTTAACAGTCTAGCTATCTCTGGGTATAAAAACTATGAGAAGGTATATAAAATACTGTTCTTAGTAAGTATTGAAGAGTTTATTAGAAATGATTTTTATGGGTATCTTACTAAAGAAGACTATAATGAAATAAACAAAGCTTTATATTGTATATATGGTACAGATTGTTTGATACCTGTTCCTAACTATAAAACCTATAATATGAATAAATTATATATTGGTAGTCTAAGTGAAATGGCACATAGAATAACTACTTTAGAGAATACTAAGGTAGTTAAAACAGGAGAAGAAGATATTGAAGTTCCTGATATAAATGTAGTTAATAATTAGTTTATAAATACATATAAATTTGGTTACATCCTTGCAGATATAAGATAAAATGTTTATATTTGCAAGGATTTTTAGTTACATATAATAAATAAATTTATGAGTACATACAGAGAATTAATATATATGTGCTTAGACACATTAAAAATTACAACAGATGATGCTGTATTTACTGAAGACCACATAGTGTTTCTCCTTAATAAATATAGAAGTATATTACTTCAACAGAAGTATTCTGATGTAAGAAATCCTATATCCAATAGCAATTATCAAACATTATGTTTAGACTTAACTTTAGATGATACCAAAAGTAGAGATGTATGTAAAGGTACCATTCTAAGGAGTGTTGAGAAAATTCCTAACTTACTTAACATTGGAAATACTGAGATATCTTTAAAAGACTATTATCTAGGGGAAGTAACACTGGTATCTCCTAATAGATTGAGATATGTAGGTAATAATAAATGGCTACAGAATGTTATTTATTGTGCTATAGGTAATGATAATTATCTTTATTTTAAATCTTCTAATCCTCAACACATGTATCTTGAAAAAGTAGAACTTAGAGGAATATTTGAAGACCCAATAGAAGCTGCTAAGTTATTATGCGATAAATCTAACTATTGTGATATTCTAGATACAAAAATGCCTCTAGAAGAATCATTGGTCTCTAAATTAATAGAAGTGACTGTTCAATATCTGTCTAGCGGTCTTTATAAACCTGAGGATAAAGAAAATAATGCTTCTGATGATTTATCTAATTTAATGGCTTTTATAAGAAATAATATGAAATCTAATCTTCAAAAACAAATAGAAAGTTAATGGATGATTTTAGAAAAGAGGTACTTAAAGTAAATAAATCTAGAATACATAAAGTAAATAATTCTTTAGGTGTATATGATGCCTATAAATGGCTAAGGAAGAATAAATGGTTGGATATAGGGCCTATATCAGAGCATGATTACTACACAATTATAAGAACTGTAAATAAAGCTCTTATAAGGGATTTTTTACAGTCAGGAACTATTAGATTACCTGAGAGAATGGGAGAGATAGTATTAAGAAAATACCCAGCTAAAATAACTTTACAGAATGGTAAAGTAAAAACTAATCTTCCGATTGATTGGGATGCTACTCTTAAATTATGGTCTGAAGATAAAGAATCTTATGAAAAGAAGACTCTAATTAGAATAGAGGAAAGAGAGATATTTAAAGTGCTTTATGACAAAAGTAATGCTCTTTATAATAATAAATCCTTCTATACATTTGAAGTTAATAGAGATGTTAAAATAGCTCTTAAGAAGCAATTAAAGAATGGATTATTAGATGCTTTTATGTTATGTGGAAAGATTTAAGTATGGGAGAAAAAGCAGCTCTAATAAAGATAGCTGTTGATAGTGGAGTACATAGTATTGATGATATAGTTAATACTTATAATAGTTATGCTGAAGGAGGATATAAACCTTCCTCCAGAATTAAAAAACAAATAGCTAATTGGGAAGGCAGTTCAATGAAAACTAATAGAAGTTTTGAAGCAGAAGCTAGAGATTTTAATGCTTCTCTTCCTAAAGGAGCTACTAATAAATTAACTCAAGAGCAGCTAGATGGTCTATATAGTTACAGTTATAATGTAGGTGCAGGAAACTTTAGAAAGAGAGTTAATCCAGCACTAACAAGATATTTAACAGGAAGAGGAACTATTCAAGATGTACAAAGGTCTATGTGGGCTAGTAAAGATAGTCAGCTTAGAGGATTAGCTAAGAGAAGAAATGCTGAAAGAGCTATGCTAGGAAGCTATACTCCAATGGATTTTGGCCCTCTAAGTAGCACTACAACTATGATGATTAATCAATACTTACCAGAGAGTAAGCCTGTAGAAATACCTCAATTAATATTTAATAGGGACTTTAGTGATATACAGCCTACAGAACCTATAGAAACACCTAGCTATGAAGTTCCTGAAGTAGATTATAATAATTCTGCTAGAGAGATAACAGGACTTCTTGATATGATGCAAATGATAAAGAGTCCTAGAAAAATAAATATTTATACATAATGGAAAGATATATTTCAATTAAAGAAGTTTTAGATAACCTATTGGATAATCCTCTACTGCAAAACTTAACACTCGAAAGAGTAGTTAATTATACAGTAGACTTTATTAGAAAAGTAGGTATGCCTAAGCTATATATAGAGAAAACAGCTAAGCTTGAAATTAAAGATTATAGAGCTTTATTGCCTTGTGACTTTTATAAAGTAATTCAAGTTAGAGCATGTAAGAATGGTTATAATCAAACATTTAGAAGTTCTACTGATAACTTTCATTTCTCAGAGGATAAAGGCTACTCCTATGACTTAACATATAAACTACAAGGACAAGTTATATACACTTCTATAAAGGAAGGAACTATAGAATTGTCTTATCAAGCTATTCCTGTAGATAGTGATGGTTATCCTATGGTAGCTGATAATAGCTCATTTAGGGAAGCTCTAGAGCTTTATATTACTAAGAAAAGATATAAAGTATTATTTGATACAGGAAAGATAAAGGGAGATGTTTATAATACTACTTGTCAAAACTATGCTTGGGCAGTAGGTCAAGCACAGACTAGTTTAGTAATGCCTACAATTGATGAATTAGAGTCTATTACTAACTCTTGGAATACACTAATTCCTAGAGTTACAGAACATAGAACAGGATTTATTAATAATGGCTCAAAAGAAACATTTAAACAGCAATAACTATGAATCAAGATTATCATGTATTTCAAGGAATGAGGCAAGATAATCCTCCTATAAGACAAAATACTAATTTCCTTTGGGATGCTTATAATATAAGACTTACTAATAGAGGAGATAACTCATTGCTTAATGTTAGTAATGAAAGAGGCAATAAGGAGTTATTAACTCTTGAAGGTAAATATGTAGGTCATTGTATAGTAGGAGATTATTTAACAGTATTTACTGTATCTAGAAACAAAGTAAATAGAAACTATTATACTAGTATCTATAGAATAGACAAAGCATTTAATGTTAAAACACTTATCTCAAAGTTATCATTAACAATGAATCTTGCATATATTGAAACACTAGGAGTATATGAGGGAGAATTTGTGCAGAAAGTCTATTGGGTAGATGGAGTAAATCAACCTAGAGTTATAAATATCGTAGCAGATAAACTAGCAGTAGAAGGAGGAAAGATAGATTCTGTAGATAACTATGTATATCCTGAAGGATGTTTTGACTTTATAAGAAATGTAAAGTTAGTTGATTATATAAGTATTCATAGGGAAGAAGGTAATGGCTCTTTTGCACCTGGAGTAATACAATATGCTTTCTCTTACTATGATAAGTATGGGCAAGAAACTAATATAGTAGAAACATCAGAACTACTCTATATATCTAATAACAATAGAGGAGCAAGTGAAGAAGAAAATATACCTAATATATTTAATATACGAGTTACAATACCTGATAATGAGTTTGATTATCTAAGAATCTATTCTATCCATAGAACTTCATTAGATGCTACTCCTACAGTAAAGATAGTTACTGATATTGAACTTAATGGTAAAGCTGATATTAATTATACTGACAATGGTTTATCAGGAGATACAATAGACCCTACTAGGCTACTCTTTATAGGTGGAGAAACAATATCTGCTCTTACTTTAACACAAAAAGATAATACTTTATTTCTAGGTAATATAAAAACATTTAGAGAAGAAGTGCCCAGTACTGTAAAAGATATTTTTAAAGATGCTGTAAAGAATAATAAAGTTAGATGTAATTCTAGGAGTTTAGCTCTGGAGGATGATTATAGCAACTCTGATGCTATTTATAAATGGCAAAACCAACTGCAAGCAAATGATAGTATAACTACTTTTAAAACAGGGGAAACTTATAGGTTAGGAGTACAATTACAGACAAATACTGGTAAATGGTCTGAACCTATTTGGATAGGTGATTATGAAGTACCTCATAGTATTGAGAATAGACCTTATATAGAGGAATCAAGTAATAGCATTATAGTGCCTTATTTAAGGTTAACCCTTAGTAATAATGAAAGTGAACTACTTCAAACTAGGGGTTACAAAAGAATAAGAGGAGTTATAGTATTACCTTCTACTAATGACAGAACAATATTAGCTCAAGGTATATTATGTCCTACAGTATTCTCTGTTAAAGACAGAGTTTCTAATACTCCTTTTGCACAATCTTCATGGTTCTTTAGACCTATGACAGGTACTATTGATGATGATATAAATGATACTGACATAATGAAAGGTTCTATTATAGCTTATAAAAATCTAGAACCATTAAGAAGAGGTGCAGAATTTAAAGATACTGCAAATTATCATCTAGATAGAGGAGGAGAAATTCAAAACATGAGATATGGAACATTCAAGGAAATAAATAGTTTAGCTGTTGAAGGCACAACTATTAACACTTTCTTTGTAGACCAAAGTATTTTAACTTTTCATTCTCCTGACATAGAATTTGATAATAATACTGAATTGGCTATAGACAATAAAAATCTAGAATTAAATATAGTAGGTATTGCTCCTATAAAGTCTAATGTAGGAGATATAACAATACAAACATCATCTACTACTCCTACGTCAAATGATAGTGGATTTTTACATAAATCATTACTTAATACTAATGATTCTAGTAGAAGTTTAGTAGCAGGAATGTTCTATAACAGTCATATAATACAAGCTGCTACTAATGCAGAGTCTTTCTCTCCTTATGAATCTACAAGTGATACTGGTAAGTCTATAACTAGTGTAAGTTGGATGATATACCCTTGGCAAAGGTTAGGGTCATTAAACAATGATTGTGTAAGACCTGCTGATAAAGGTACTAGAACTTCTGTTCTTAAAAGAAAAGTAATATCAAATCTTAGATTCTCTAAAGATAACTCATGGTTTAATACTATATGGAAACCTTCAATGGGTATAACTTCTGTATCTATATTTAATAATAATGAAATATCATTACTTAAAATTCCTGCACCTTTAAACTCTAAGATGAATGATATTAACTACTATGGTAATATAGACACTTTGATAACTACTGATAAAACCTATACCTTTCAAACATCTAGTGTTAAGGATTGGAAAACTGGAGTTAATAAAGGAAATCCTTTTGTTGCTACAACTATAGAAGGTATTCCCTCAGAAGCTTATCAATATGCCAATCAATTAGGTTGGACTACAGAACCTGTAAGAATGAAGTATAAATCAACTCCACATGCAGTATTTGCTCTTAATTATAAAGATAATAATGCTCCTGTATCATTGCCTAATATTAATGGTATAAATCCAAGTGTTAACCTTAATGAAGTAGGTACTCCATTTTGGATAAAACAAAAACAAGGGAAAAGTGTAGTTATTGATAAATATATAAAGTTATCTAATTTTATAGAAGGTTCTATATCTAGTATTATTATTAGTTCTATTACAGAAGAAGAAAAGGTTAATAAAATACAAGATATTTTAAAAGAAACATGTACTCCTTTAATGGGATATAGAGGAGGGGATTATGTGTTGACATTTAGTAGCAGTAGTACTACTTTAGGAGAATATTTTGATATTTATAAATCTATAGATGTAGATGAAAATACTCTAGAGTGGTATAAGCTAACTAGGTTTAGTTATCAATACTGTAAATATGTAGGAACTAGTCACACTTATATTACAAAAGATGATTATTTAGAAGCTTATTATCCTAACGGACAATATGGCTCAGTTACTTTTAGAAAGTTAAAAAGTGATGATGTTTATAATGTAAGTCAAGATGTTGTTTCTTATAGAGTTTCAAAACCTGTATCTAATGGATTATATATTGCAGAGTTAAGAAGAGTAGAAACACCTGTAAATAGATTTGGAGGTACTACAGAGGAAGCTTTAAAGAACAATCTATGGATACCAGCAGGTAAACCTTCTATAATAGATGGTAGTATTATTGTAGACTTTACTTATGGAGATACCTATTATCAAAGATATGATTGCTTAAAGACTTATGCTTTTACTAATGAAGATGAAAATAGTATAGTAGATATAGGTTCTTTTATGTGTGAAACTAGAGTTAATCTTGATGGTAGATATGATAAAAATAGAGGGCAAAGCAGCAACTTAAATATGTCTCCTGTCAACTTTAATCTTATTAATAAAGTATATTCTCAGAAAGATACTTTCTTTAATTATAGAATATATGACAAGAGTTTCTACTATACTAAGCAAAATAGTTCTCAAATACTATGGTCTTTACAAAAGAATAATCTTGAAGATATAGACACTTGGACTAATGTTACCTTAGCTAACTCTCTAGAATTAGATAGAAGTAATGGAGCATTAAAGTCTCTTCAAGTATTTAATGAAACAATACTTGCTTTTCAAGATAAAGGTATAAGTCAAGTATTATTTAACAGTAGAGTACAGATACCTACTTCTGATGGAGTTCCTATTGAAATAAGTAATAGTTATAAAGTAGATGGAACTAGAACTATAAGTGATACTGTGGGATGTCAAAGTAGTAGAGCTATTACTAAGTCACCTTTAGGTTTGTATTTTATAGATAGTAATACAAGTTCTTTCTACTTGTTTAATGGGCAGTTAAGTGACTTAGGTACTAAATGTGGTATTACCACATGGCTTAAAGATAATCAAGAATATAGTAATAGGTATCTAAAGTTAAGCTATGACCCTAAATATAAGGATGTATATATTCACAACAGTAAAGAAGCTTTATGCTATTCTGAACAACTAGAACAATGTACCTCTAGAATGGGTTATTCTAATACTGATATGATTTACTTTAATAATGAAAGCATATCATACAGTGTAAATAATAAGAGCTTTGGACAGTACGATACAATACTATGGGAGAACTTTAAAGGAGATTATAACAAGTTATTCAATAAGGTTGATTTACCTTACTTTACATACATAAGTAATGAAAATCCTACTTATACAAAGATATTTGATACTATAGAATATAGAGCTAATTTCTATAGTAATAATAACTATGTATCAGACAAATCATTTGACTGGATAAGAGTACAGAATGATTATCAAGATACAGGTAATAAACCTCTTACACAAAGTAGAACTTATGTATATAAAGATAATGCTTCTTTGAGACATAAATTTAGAATATGGAGAGCACAGATTCCAAGAGAATTAAACTCTAGAAATAGAATAAGAGATATATGGTCTTCAATTACTTTAGGGTTTAATGAAAGTGAAGATACTAATTTTAAGTTTGAATTAGGTGATATTTCAACTAAATATTCAATATGATTTAATAGGGATGTAAGAGAAATCTTATGTCCCTATTATTTTTATATTTAGATACTTGGCAATATCATCTATTTTATGTATCTTTGCACAAGTAAACTTATAAGTTATGGCTAATAGAATTAATAATAAAATATATAATAAACTATTAAGTTATAGGAATAACTACTTTCTTAATAGTAGTCAAATGCAAAGAGACCCTTATAACTTAGCAGGAGTATACTCTACACCTGGAATTGCAATAGGTATAGGAGGAGCACAGAATCCTAGTCAAGATTTTCAATTGCCTCAAATGATAGCTCCAGAGAAGAAAAGCTGGCTAGGTAACCTAGGACAATCTCTTAAAGAAGGTTTTCAATCAGGTGCTTTTAATGGTGTGGCAGGAGCTTTAGGTATTATAACAGATAGTGCTATTAGTGGAGAATTATCTAGTACTGCTGGTAATGCACTTAGTAGTTTAAGTGGTTTAGCCAGTGCTATACCAGGCCCTTGGGGTGCTGTTGCAAGTGCAGGACTAGGTGTAGTTGGAGGCTTAACTAATAGGGCATTTGGGACTAAATTTAATAAAGAAAATATTGCTAATGTAGAAGGCAATATTAATAGACTGAACAATTTTCAATCTAATGCAAATAGTTTTGATACTCTTGCTGATACTTGGGGAAGTACTGCTTTAGGCACTGGCTTCTCTAATAGTTATATTGGTAAAGATGGATGGTTCTCTACTAAAGCAAAGAGGAAAGCAAATAATCTAAGGAAACAATTAAATGAAGCTAATCTATTTGCTTTAGATACATTACAGAATAATGCTAATAATATTACAGAAACTACAATGAATAATCTAGAAGCAAACTATGCAGCTCTTGGTGGTTTCTTAAACCAATATAGTGATGGCGGTAGTATATATATTAAACCTGAAAATAGAGGTAAGTTTAATGCTACTAAGAAAAGAACTGGAAAGACTACAGAAGAATTAACACATAGTAAAAATCCTTTAACTAGGAAAAGAGCAATCTTTGCTCAAAATGCTGCTAAGTGGCATCATGCTTTTGGTGGTGACTTAAATACCAATGGAGCAGACTTTTCAACAGGTTTAACATTTATAGGTAATGGAGGTACTCATGAAGAAAATCCCTATGAAGGTGTGCCTATGGGCGTAGCTCCTGATGGTAAACCTAACTTAGTTGAGCAAGGAGAAGCTATATATAATGATTATGTATTTAGTAATAGATTGACTGTTCCTAAAGCTATTAGAAATAAATATAAGCTAAGAGGAACTAAAGATTTAACTTTTGCTGATGCTGTAAAACAATTAACTAAAGGTACTACAGAAAGACCTAATGACCCTATTAGTCAAGAAACTTTACATGAGATAATGTCTGATTTAGCTCAATCACAAGAAGGAGTTAGAGAAGCTAAAGAGAGTAAAGTACAGTATGCTAATGGAGGTAAATTAGGGCATTCTCATGCTTATGGAGATTGGTTGATTAATGATGATTTCTTCAAGAATAGAGATTTTACTGCTAGTAACTTAGATGTAAATATTCCTTATTCTAGAAATTGGAATAAAAATTTAGGAGAAGGAGTAAGTCAAAAAGATTTTGATGATTTTACTAATTATGCCCTTACACTGAAAGATAATAATCCTTATTGGACAGGACTCAGTGCAGCAACAGGTAAAGATGTAAACTATCTTAAAACTAATTATAGGGCTTTAAGGTCTGATGGTAAGTATGGTTATGTATCATTAACACCTAAGAGAGATTTGCAACAACCTAATACTACAAGTACTTCACCCATAAATAATTCACCTACACAACCTGTAGATAATATTGTACCTAATATAGATTTAGGAAGAAGTAATGAGAGCCTAAGATATATTCCTGCAATAGGTCTAGGCTTAGCTTCTTTAACAGATGCTCTAGGTGCTACTAATAGACCTGATTACACTGAAGCTGCTCAAATAGATGCAGCTACAAGGGGTGGCTCTTATATGCCTGTATCATGGAGTCCTGTTGGTAACAAACTTACTTACACTCCTTTTGACAGAGACTATTATACCAATAAACTTAACGCAGAAGCAGGAGCTACAAGAAGAGCTTTAGCTAATCAAAGTGGAGGTAATAGTGGTAGGGCAATAGCAGGGATTCTTGCTGCTGACTATAATACTCAAGATAAGCTAGGAGATTTGTTTAGAAAGTCTGAAGAATATAATCTAGAACAAAGACAGAAGGTTGAAGACTTCAATAGAGCTACTAATCAAATTAATTCTCAAGGTATGTTACAGGCTGATATGGCTAATCAACAAGCTGCTGCTAATGCTAGAGACTATAATCTTAGAGGTGTACTAGCTTCTGCTGAAATGAGAAATAAAGCTAGACTAGCATCTGAAGCTGCAAGGTCTGCTAATCTAAGTGGATTCTTACAATCTCTTGGAGATATAGGCTATGAAAATAAAGCAATGAACATGATTAGAAGATTAGCTGAAGCTGGCATTGTTCCATTATCAGAACCTATGCAAAATATTTATGCAACACCTTCAGCTAGAAGAAAATTAACCTCAAATAAAAAGAAGAAATAATGCAGTTAGTTATAGATAGTAAATTTAGACCATTCTCTTATGATGAGCTTATTAAGCCTTTAATGCAATATAAAGAGGCTTATGATAAGGTAGAGGCAGACTACTCTAACCTAGCTGCTCAAACAGAACAATGGAAAGACATTGCAAATCAGACACAGAGTCCTGAAGCTTATGCAATGTATAGTAAGTATGCTAATGATTTAAATAAAGTAGTAGATGATTTTAGTAAAGGAATGACTCTTCAAAATAGGAGTCAATTGGGCACATTGAGAAGAAGATATGCTAGTGAGATAATTCCTATAGCTAAAGCTGCTACTAGAAAGAGAGAATTAGAAGAAGAGCAAAGAAAATTAAGTCTTCAAGACCCAACTAGATTATGGCAAAGAAGAGCTTCTGATATTAGTTTAGACGATTTTATAAAGAATCCTAGTCTTGACTATGGTCAAAGTTATAGTGGTCAGTCTTTATTAGCACAATCCTCTGCAATTGCTCAGAATCTAGCTAAAGGTTTGCAGGATTATGGAATGGGTAAACCTATTGATAGTTACACCAATACTTTCATCCAAAGACATGGATTAAAAGCTTCTGACATACAAGAATATTTAGCTGGTAATCCTACTGCTACTAGTAAGATGCTACAAAAAATACATGACCAAGTATTAGCATCTAGTGGTATTAGTTCATGGAAGAATAAAGAAGCAGAAGCAAAAGCTACTAGTTATATTAATCAAGGTATGTGGTCAGCTATAGGACAATCTACTGTACAAGCTATGGAGAATTATGGAGCTAGAAAAGCTTTAGATACACAAATACAAAGAGATTTAATAGATTATCAAAATCAAAGTAAAGATTCCGACTTATTACCTCTAGACAAAAGAAGTTTATACAGTCCTATAGAGCAAGCAGACCCTACTGAAGTAGAAACTAACATAAAGAATTTTAAGAAATACTTTTATACTAAGAATGGCAAAACATATCTAAATAGTGCTGGATTAAAAGCATATAATGAGATGCTACCAGTAGGTGCTGTACAATCTGTAAAAGGAGGATACTATCCTTCTGCCCAAAAATCAAAACACACTGCTTTCTATGATTTCCTGAATAAGATAGGAGCAGGAAAGTATATTGTAAATAAAAGACTTGTTGGGCCTGGAAGAATAGGTAATCTGTGGAGTGCTTATATTAATAAGGGAGTTATTAATAAGCCAACAGAGGGAGATGCTTTAAGAGAGTATGAGTATAATGTAAAGATAGATAAATCTGACCAAAATAATCTATTACAAAGTTTAGTAGTAGGATATGCTAATAAAGATTTCAGTGTAGTTAAATATGATAGAAAGAGTGGCACATTTAAACAAACAGATACTATCTCTGGAAAAGATATAGCTAGTGGAAAATATACTCCTACTGATATTCAAGGTAGTTATGCTGGACTTACTGTATCTCTAGTAGATAAAAATAATAAGGTAGTAAGAGTTAGAGTGCCTTCTACTATGTTTGAAGACTATCAAAGTCAAGCTGTAAATGCTTATAAGTCAGCAAGGAAGTTCTCAATAGTAGCACAAACTGCTTCTAAAAAACTTAATGTAAGTGACCTAGATGTTGCTAAACAAGCTTACTTTACAGGTAAACTTTATGGTAAACCTCTTACAGAAGAGCAGAGAGAGCTTATTAGACAATGGAATGATGCTGAAGAAGAATATAAGAATCATGTTCAAGTAGGTCAATATAATCTATCTCAGTTAAATCAAGCTATTAAAACAAAGCCTAAAGAGTATGAAAGTATAGGACATTAAATAATAAAATATGAAAGTTAAAGAACAGAAACCTTATGATATAGCCAAGTCAGGCCCTCAATCTTATAGACTTTTACAAGAACAAAATGCTCGGAATTTTAAGATTGATGCTCCGACTAGTAAAGAATATTTATATGAAAAGAATCAAGCTAATGCTTATTTAGGACATTCAATGTATAATGCAGTGGAGGCAGCACCTACAGTAGTGCAGTCTCCTCTGTATAGAAGTAATACTAAATTAGGACAAAGCTATTTTGACCAAGATGTATATAATAAAGAGGAGTTTGAAAATGCAGGAGATGTAAGAGCAGAGAATCAACCAGCTATTATACAGGCTATTAATGGCACTACTAAAGGTGCTATACTTGCAGGAACTACTGCTTTAAGTGGTATATTAGGAATACCTTATGGTATAGCTAGTGCAGCTATAAATCAAGACTTTTCAAAGCTATGGGATAATGATATAACTAGAACAGCACAAGCAATAAATGATACTGCGGAAGAATGGTTACCTAATTATTATACTACTCAACAAACTGAAAGTCCTTGGTATAGTCCTAAGAATCTTTTTACTGCTAACTTTATTTTTGATAAGGTTATAAAGAATATTGGATTTACTGTAGGAGCTGCATACTCTGGAGGGTTATATACTAAAGGAATTGACCTAGTAGCAAAGGGTTTAGGAGGATTAAGAGCTATGGCTCTCACAGGAAAAACCTTTAAAGAAGCTGCTGAATTAGGTGCTAGAGCTATGAACATGAGCAATGCTACTAGAGTTACTAAAGCTTTAGTAGGTTCTGTATTTAGTGCTACAGCAGAAGGTACTATAGAAGCACTTAATAACTCAAAAGACTATGTAGATATTTATAGAAAAAAGTATGATGCTTTAACAGCAGAAGGAATAAATGATGCTTATAGAGAGTTTACTATAAATGGTGGACAATTTGATGGTAATGGAAATCCTATATTAGATAATACTTCAAAGTCTTTAATTCTACAAGATAAACTATATAAGCTACAAAGAGCCAAAGAACAAGCATATAAAGAAATAGATGCTACTAGAGATAATATGGGTAATGCTGATTTATTAGCTAACTTACCTATATTAACTCTAGGCAACTGGCTTACCTTTGGTAAGATGTTTGCTGGAGGTTATAAAGCTGCTAGAAATACATCTAAAGTAACTACAAGAGCTACTAAAGAAGCTATGGCTGCTGCTAAAGCAGAAGGAAAAGAAGCTGTAGAAAGACTAAATAATATTGTAAAGAAAGCTAAAAAGACAGGCTATCAAGGTCTTACAGATGAAGAGAAAGCACTAGTAGAAGAAGGTACTAATCATCTATTAGGAGATAAAACTTATGCTGCTTTAATGGCAGCAAGAGAACCTCTTAAGGAAGGTAATGAAGAGATGGCTCAGGCTGCTGCTGCAAAAGCTTCACAAAATTACTATGGTTCTAGAGTAGATGCTATTTATGATGCTGCTATGGATAATAATTCAAGAGACCAAGTATTAAATTGGTGGCAAGCATCAATGCAAGGCTTTAAAGACATTTATGGTGATTTTAATAACTATGAAGAAGGCTTTATTGGAGCATTGACAGGTTTAATGGGTTCTCCTACTTTTGGTAAAAAGAATAATAGCACAAGTGAAACCTACTTAGGAAGGAGTAAGTGGATAGGTATGTCTGGAGGTGTAGTACCTCAATGGAGAAATGCTATTAAAGGAAGACAAGATGAAGCAGAGATAGTATCTCATGTAAATAGAATATTAAAGAGTGGTAATCTCGAAAGAGATGTGAAGCATTTAATAGCTCAAACTTCTTTTGATAATAAACAAAAGGTAGCAGCTATTAGAAATGATAAAATGTCATTTAAAGACTCTGAGCTAGCATCTATCTTTGAAAATATAATGTATCTTAAAGAAGCTGGTAAAATAGACTTACTTAATAGAGCTATTGATAATATGGATGGCTTTACAGAAGAGGATGCAAAAAGTATTTTAGATTTAACTAACAAAGAAATAGGACTAAATGGGGAAAATCTAAATGCTCTAACCAAGAGAAGAGATGAACTAGTAGCACAGTCAGAGGAACTTGTAAAACAACAAGCTGCTGCTGCAAAAGCTATTGAAGATTTTAAAAACAGTACTGAGCCTACTGAAGAACAGCAAGCACAATTAGCAGCAGCTAGTGATACTATAAATAGAATAAATGAAAGCATTGAAAACATCAATAATACTATTGATGATATAGACAAGCAATTACAAGATAAAAAATCTTCTATAATTTCCCCTTATTCAAATGAAAATGGAGACCTTAAAACTCCTACAGAAGTACTTGAAGATTTAAATAAAAGGAAAGAAAAACATAAGAAAATATTAAAGTTTATTACTGGTGCTATGGATAGTATAGATGCCTCTACTAATGAAGCTCTTACTAATGACCAATTGAAAACACTTACTTGGTATAAAGTTATGATGCTAGATTGGAAAGATAGAGCTAATAGTATGGGTACTACTATGTCTAGATTTGTTAGAGAATTTCTCAATGACCAAGATGCAATAGAAGAACTTGCTAGACTAGATAAAGAACTAAAAGGAGTAGATGTACAGCATCTTACTAAAGAAGAGCTACAAACTTATGGAGGAGCAATAGTAAGTAGAAATGTACTAAAGAACATAATAGGAGGTTCTAAATCAATTATAAAACTTCTAGAAGATATACAAAGTAATTCCAAGGAAGACATGGGATTAGCATTAGCTAGACTACTCAATGAAGATAAAGAAATAGAGATAGATGGGAAGAAACAAAAGATAGGTGACTATTTGTTTAATGCTATAAAGACTAATATAAATGCTAATGCTGTAGCTACTCGAGATGATAAAAACAGCTTTATTACTACTCTCTCTGACTTACGAAAGATAGGAGAAAATTATAATACCTATAATAAGTTGCTAACAGAGTATACAAAGAATCCTTCTGAAATAGATAAAGCCCATCAAGCTACTACTAATAGAGCTGAAAGAGAAGCTAACAATAAAAAATCTAAGAGTACTAAAGATAAACTTAGATTTGATGGAACTATAGGAGACCTTACTAAGGATTTAAAAGATAATAAAGGAGAGCTTGAAAATATAGGTATTGATGAATTTAAAGATTCTCTAGATGAAAGTCAATTGAAAGCTTTTGAAGGTGCTGAAAGTTTATTAGATGGTATTGATAGTATTGAACATAAGATTAATACTTCAGACCTAGAAGATGAAGTAAAGGATGCTATGCTTGCTAATCTAGATGATTCTATAGAAGGAGTAAATAATGTAGATGAATTACTTGAAAAGCTATCTTCATTAGACCCTTCAGAAGCTTTAGAAAAGGCCTTAGAAGCTAGTAACTTGGATGATGTAGCTAAATTAGATAAAATAGAAGAACTTGAAGCTCAATATAGAGAATTTATAGACCAAGACTTATCTAAAGTTGCTGATGCTATAGAAGCTAAAAGAAAAGCTCAGATTAAAAATATGGAAGAGAGGGCTAAGAGAGCTGCCGATGCTTTAGATAAGACAGAAGAGGAAAGAATAAAAGAGCCTAAAGAGAGGAAACTAAGAGAACCTAAAGAACGAAAGAAAGGAGAAAATCTTGCTAATAGAAGAAAAGCTAATGCAAGAACTAAAACTAAAAAAGAAGAACAGCCTAAGAGTAAACCTAGTGTAGAAGAGGATAAAGAAGCTGTTAAAATGCAAGGTACTAATAGTGATATAGCTAATAGAAATGCTAGAAGAAAGAAAACAGGATATTCTAATAACTTTGCTAATAGACCTCAATTAAGTGAAACTTTCTTTTATGGTAGGGATTTATTAACTTATGCACAGTATATTAAGGAAAATCCAAGCAGAATACCTAAGTTTGTATCTTCTAAACTATTTCCTAATATAAAAACTCAAGAGGACTTTATAAAAGCTTACACTAAGTATATAGAAGCTACTTATCAGTATCTTAAAGATACTGGAGCTTTTGAGTATGTAAAACATAATTTAAAGGCTGATGATAAGCTTATTTTTACTGTAGACGAGGAGCTTAATAATAAAGCAGGAGTGCCTGTAGTTATTATTAAAGCTATAGATAAAGACGGTAACTCTCATGTAGTAGGTACTATGAAGACTGAATTAGATTTTATGTCTATTAATACTAGAACTGATTTAACTTATGGTACTACTGAAGCTGCTCAAAAGAAACTATATGATGAGGTAGTCTATAAGTTCAAAGCATCTAAAGCTAAAGGTTCACAAGGAAAACGAACTCTTAGAGAAAGTTTTAAAGAGCCTAGTCAATCTAAGGATGATTTAATTCATATTACTAATACTTCTCAAGGATATTCTGATTTAGGAGAGATACAAGAGTGGTCAAAAAAGACAGCAGATGTTAGAACAGAACCTGATGGTTTTGGTGTTAAGAATGGATTGACATACTTTAAAAAGTCCCATGAAGGAGGTAGAGGAGGAGATAATATTACTATATGGTTTAGAGATGAACCTTCACAATCTATTAAAGAGAAGATATTTAAACTACTTGATGAATCTAAGGATTTAAATGAATTTGGTGATAAAGTAACAAAGCTTATTAATGCAGAGTCTTCACAAGAAAAAACGTCTAATATATTGTTTAAGACAGATTATCAATACGATAAAAAAATGTCTGCTTATGGTATAGAAGGTAATTTAAGTGAAGTTGTTAATGGTACTGCAATATATAAAGACACTGAGGGCAATCCTAACATTCTACTAGTTGCTAAAGGTGACCATACTTTCATAGGTATATTTAGAGAATCTGGGTCTAATAGATGGTCTATTAAAATGGAGAATCCTACAAAGGATAAAGATTTTAAAAACATGATAGCATCTATTATGTCCCAATTACCAATAGGAAGTGAACTCTTTGAAAGAACTTCAATAAGTGTTGATGGTCTGAGAGTATTTGCACAGCAGCTCAATCATGGATTTGAAATAGGCAATGATACTTATGAAACCTCTTTAAATGGTGCAGACTTAGGTAATGTCTTTAATATGTCTAAACAAGAACAAGAAAATATGTCTCAAGTTCTTGCAGATGGTAGAAATATTGATGACATTAGAAATATACTTAAACCTTATCTAGAGAAATTTGGAGTTAAAGATGTAAATAAAGTTGTATTCTTTGGTAAAAATTCTTCAGGAGAAACTGCTGTAAGATTAAAACTTCCAGTGCTGGAAAAAGTTAGACAAGAAAGTACAAACACTGAACAACAAGAAGAATTTATAGGAGCTGAATCTTCTGTAAAAAGATTGATGGGAGGGGATGTAGCCTTCTCTGATACAGAAAGTTCTGTAAGCAGTATATTTAATAACACAGGTTCTACTATTACATTTGGTGTAGTTAATGACAGTGGTATGATTAGTACTACTAACTCTAGTGTTAACTCTAAGATACTACAAGTAGATGTAGCTAAGGCTAAAGAAGGTCAGGTATATGTACTTATACCTTCTAATAATGGTAGTTTATTACCAGCATTATGTTATGGTACTACAATAGAAGAATTGCTAGAAAAACCTAATGATTGGTATATTGAAGAGACTATTAAAGCAATACAAAGTCTTACAAACATTGCTCAAATAGGTAGTAATAAAAATAATGTAGCTAAGTGGTTAGGTATCTCTACACAAACTATAAATATGAGTGTTGGGCATTTAGGTGCTGAAAATAAGTTTACAGAAGATACTGACATTACTAATGCAGATAAAATTAGAGTTGCTTACAATGATACTAAAGGTGATAGAAAATATATGTATATTACCTTAAGTGATGATAAGACAATATCACATGATAATGCTAAGAAATTTATAGAGTCTTTTGCTTCAAGGTTCTCAATAGAAAGTCCATTAACTGTGAATTTAAATACACAAAAATTAATGGATAAAGACTATATAAATAATATGTCTAAATATTATTTCACTAATATAGTTCAAGGACAAACTCACTCTGTTAATGATTGGTTTACATATAATAAAACTCAAACAGAGTTAGATAATGAACCTAAAGATAAGAAGCCTGTAAAGCCTACTAAAAAGCCTACAGAGACAACTCCTACAGGTGCTCCTAAAGTATCTAAGGATGTTACAGTTGGAGATAATACATACACTACTACTAGTGATGGTAGAGTATATAATGAAGAAGATAAGTTGGTTGTTGGAGAAGAGAGAAATAAAGTTCTAGATGAAACTGCTAAACCTCAAGAAGAGCCTAAAGAAGAACCTACAGAAAAACAAGAAGAAAAAGATAAACAAGATAAGCAAGAAGAAAAGCCAACAGAATCTGTAGATTTAGCTTCACAAATATTAGGAGGAGCAAAAAGAGGTAGAAGAAGAGCTAAACCTGAAGAGAAAAAAGAAGATAAAAAGAAAGATGATGACAATAGACCAGAGATTAATCAAGACCAAATAGATACTACAAGAACTAGACAAAATAATAATAGAAGGAGAAGACCTATTAAACCTTCATCAGAAAGTTCAGAATCTACATCTACTTCAGTAGAACCTACAGAACCTAAGAAGACTGTAAGACAAAAGTCAATAGATAAAGCTATTTCTATTTTTCCTAATATAGATAAATCAAGAATAGAAGGAATAGTTAATAGAATATTTGATGCTGTTGAAAGTAATACAGGAGCTATGCAGATACTAGGAGATATTAAAAGTGCAGTTAACTTCTTTAAGAAAGCAGCTACTCCAATTGGTAATATAAGTACTAGAGCTTATAATAACTTTATAAATGCAGTACTTGACCCAATAGAGAAAGAAGAACTTGATGAAGAAGCTACTAGAGAATTTAATATAGAAAGTAAAGATTTTAACTTGAGAGCTATTGAAGTAATGGATAAAGTATCCTCTGCACTTAGAGAGTACTTAGATGGATATATTACTATTAAGTCAAAAGCATTACTTAATATATTTAAAATTATTAGAAATACAGTTAATGTTTTAGGTAAAAATGCAATAGTTCTTAATAACTTCTTTAATAACATATTAGCTGAAACTACATCCATTATTACAGGAGAAACAGTAGACTCAGAAACAGAGGATTTAAGAACTAGATATGCTTATAGTAATTTAAGTGACCAAGTAAAGTCTTGGCTAAATAGTAGAAGTACTAATATAGATGCTTATAATAGATTATCTCCACAGCAACAGGAATCATACATAAGATGTATGATTTAAAAGTAAAAAAATAGGCAAGAGGATTAATTTCCCCTTGCCTTTTTTATTATTTATAATATTGTTCTGCCTTTTCAGGATTGAAGTTTCTTTTAAAGTTTCTATACCACAATGTAGCAGGACTTCTCATAAAAGCTCTGTAGCCACTAGAATGTCCTTGATATTCTCCATTCTCTATTTCATCATACCAATTAGGAACCCACAAACAAGTCTGTAGATTTGCTATATCTGACCAAATAGAGGTATTAGCTACAGGAGATTTAACCAATTTAATACCCTCTGTTAACATAAATGGTGAAGGTACTAAAGCAGCTAATTCTGTCTTTTCTCTCATAGCCCAATAACTAAGTAATCTTGCAGCCCAACTTCTATCTTTATCTTTAGATTTACCCATTAATGTTACCATAGCCATTAATATCATAAATTGTGATACCTCAGTAACAGCTCTTTTAATATTGGCTTTTTCCCAATCTTCCAAACCATCCCAAAGTTCTTTAGCTGTCTTTTCACCTGTTAGCACTTCATTATAGAGTTCTTTACCAACAGTCCAAGTAGTTCTATAGTAACCTTCAACTATTCCTCTTTTCATAAGATTAGTAGTTTTAGCTCCAAATCTATATCTAAACTGAGTAGGAATCCAATCTCTATATTGCATTAAGAATTTACCCCATATAACTTGTCTAGCTGCTATAGCATCCTCAGTATTATAAATACCAAATAGATGCTGATTTACATAAGCTATCTTATTAGATATATTAGCTATATTCTCTTCAGTAAATGCACTACCATCAAGATTAGTAACTCCTTCTTTTACAGCTAGTTTATGTCCTAATTCAGGCTTATTCTTATTCAAAGGAACTCTAATTAAAGCATCTCTAAGACTAATCTCTTTACCTGTAGTATTATCTTTTAGTTTAGTTCTTAGAGCAATGCCTAGAGCTACTCTGTTATAGAGCCAATGGTCTCCCATTTCCTGTCCTATAAACTGTAATCCAGGGCCAAATATCCTAGTTAGAATGGTTTTATTCATCCAATCTTTATGTTTAATTTTACCACTAAAATTCTGTCTTACATCAAACATATCATCAAATAAAGATAACCAACTATCTTGTATTCTCTGTCCCATATCACCAAAGTAACTACCTAATTCCTTTGTATAAGCAGCATCTGCTAAAGCTAATTCTTTAGCATTAAAGAACTCTCCTGAAGCTGCTTCAATATTTAGCATTGCTATACCAGTTCCAGCATTAGCTAAATTTGCTAGAGCATTAATACCGAGTTGAACAGTAGAGCCTAATTTAAGTAACCAACTTCCTGCTTTATTCACATCAACTCCACCTATTTCTCCAGCATCTTTTAAATATCTATTATATATTTTAGAATCAAAGAAAGTATCAAGAGTTTTTTTAAAGTTAGATTGAGCTACATCTACTGATAAAGAAGATTGTGTAGTTCTTCCTCCAGCTTTCCACTTTTCTACTAACTGCCTACCACCTTGTGTTGCTTTAATAATTCTTCCTTTACCATCAACATTATAAGCTAGCCACCTACCAATCTCTAAGGGATTGACAATATCTGACATAGCTTTATAATTTAAGCTCATCTCAGCATAAGCACATAGTGTTCCTATAACATCAGTAGATAGGTCAGAACAGTCCATATTGGGGTCTTCATTTATATAGTATGTAGGCAGCTTTAATATTTCTTCTCCATTAAAGCCTTTAATACCTTCAGTATAAGCTATATCATCATCATAGCTTCTTACAAATTTAGATTTAATTTCCTTACCAAATGTAGCAAAGTCTCCCTTCATAAGAGCATCTTTACTTCTTTCTATCATACTCTTTCTAATCTTAATAGTAGAGAATAGAGTAGTAACTTTAGGGTCTAAATTATTATCTAGTTCTTCTTTTAATTCCATCCATTTATAATAAAACTCTTTTTGAGTTTCACTGAAAGATTCATACTTTGAAGGGAATTTCTTATAACTAGGTACATAATGCTTAAATCCATTTTCTTCTTCTACTAGAATACTATTATCTTTAATCCATTGTTTTAAAGCATTTTTCTTTTCTTTATATTCCTTACTTCCTAGAGTAGGATTTTTACCATAAATAGCATCTAGCTTTTTAATTTGCTTTCTTTTGGCTTCTTCATAAGCTGCTTTATTATAAGCAACATTAACTCCATCTTTGTTAAATTCAACTGTTATATAATGTCTTTTATCCCCTTCAAACATAAAGTCATAGTTAGTAATACCTTTAGCTTCATACTCTTTACCTAAAGACATTATTCTTTGACTAATATCTATAACTTTACTTCTCTTTTCATGTATCTTTGTTTTGTAGACTTTATCAAACATCTGTAATAGAATATCAGGGTTATCGGCCATTGAAGTTAACCATTGCTGTAATAAAGTTACATCACTGTCAGAGTTCTTTATAATATGTTCTATAGTGGTTTTAACCATTTTACCATCTTTATTTCTAACCATTATGAACTCACCTACAAATGGTTTCAAGAACTCAACAAACTTTTCTAGAGTTTCATTAGAAAAGGTATTCATAAAAGCAGAATACAAATTATCTACTGCATTTAGAGTTTCTATAGTTTGTTTTACTCCATCTCTCACTTCTGCATTTTCACTTAGCTTAGAATATTCTACTTTTACAGAGGTTTCTTCTATTGGTATTAAATCCTCTTTAATAGGTTTAGCATCTCTAAATTCTTTATTACCTATTAACAATTGGTTATTTCTACCCTCTTTATAAACTGTAGTTCCTTTATCTTCAGCAGTAGTAGCTCCTTTAGGAGTAGGATAACTAATCTTAATAGGAATAACATTCATCTCTTTTACTTTAATTCCATACTTATCTTCAAGGAATTTTTTATATAAAGATAACTGTTTAGCATACTTTTGTTTTGTAGCATTTTTTATTTTAGAACGATGGGTTTTCATATCATAAATATGCCAATTACCATCTTTATCATAGCCTAGTAAGTCTAGAGTTCCTACTACATTTATTTTATGGGACTTACCATTACCATCCATAGTTTCTATAGTACCATTAACTGTAACATCTCTAGGTATAATAGTAATTCCTTTATCATCAAATTCCTTTTTAAGCTCTTCTAATTGCCTTTTAAATGCCATTAGGTCTTCTCCAGTAGCATTAGGATAGTTCTTCTCTAATTCTTCCTTAGATAGTTCATTTAACTTTCCTGCAAAGAAGTCTCTTACAAAGTTATCAACACCTGTACCTATATTAGTAGAAGGTCTGACCCAAGGGCTATTCTCATCAAAGATTTCTCCATCTTTAGTGTATTGTATAATGTCAGTTACTCTCTTGGCTATAGCTCCTGTTTCTGTGTTTATATAATATTCTTCATTATTTGCTAATATCCATTTACCACTTTCAGTAGTAATTGTTTTAGCTATAGCTTCTGTACTCATGTTTGAAGTATCAATAATTTCATCTATTACTCCTTCAAACTTTTTTAAAGTATTTTCAATATCTCCTACAACAAATCTTTGACCTGCAATTTGCTCATCTCCTATATATTCATTAGTAAGTAAATCTTTTAGCTCTTTTATAGTAGGAGCAAATGCCATAGCAGTATCTAAACAGTTTCTATATACTGTAAATTTATCTCTAACACTTAAACCTTCTATATTTTGTATACTGTTATAAACCTTTTTAAGTTCAGACATTGACAGTTGCAACACATTATATATAGCTTCTACTGTTTCTTCTGTTTTATTTCCTTTATTTACAACCTGTTTAAGCTTGCTGTAAAAGTCATAAGCTTGAGCTTTTTGTGAGGTATCTTCCCCCTTTCTAAGTTGAGTTAAATTATCTCTTAAAGCACTTACTTTGCTAAATCTTCTAGAAATTTCTTTAAGTTTATCCATTTGCACTTGAGCTTTTTCACTAAGTGCATTAAACATTTTATTACTCTTAGTCTTTTCTATTTGTTCTTTAGTAAGTTTAGTGTTGCCTGACATTATATTTTGAGCAAACTTAGACAAGTCTTTATCTATATTGTCTAGATTATTTTGTAATGTACTAGGACTTAGTCCTTTAAAGAAACTAACAATTCTATTAACCAATCGCTTTATTAAAGATTCCTTTACAGGTTGTTTATTAGATAGTTCTAGAAAAGCCTTTTGTAATGCTTTACCAGCAGCTTCTTCTGCAATCATTGAGGAATCTCCATCATAAAAGTCACTAACTCTATCAAACTCATCTCCAAGTATCTCCCTAGCTCTATCTTCATTAAAGAAGTAAGCTATAGTTCTTTTCATTAAATGTTCTCCTTCAAAGGCTCTCACTAAGAGATGTGAGAACTCTTCAGAGATAGCATTAAATCCTTCCATATTGTTAGCTACTCTAATGAGATTTACAAATTGTTCTCCAATAGCTTTAGCATTATTAAAATCAGTAATACCAACTCTTCCTACACCTTTCTCTATTTCCATTAATTGTCCTAGAGTAATACCTACAGAAGACAACATATTTACTATTGTCTCATTAACATTTAGTATATTTTTTTGATTTCTAGCTATTTCTTCATTTTCTGAGGTTCTAGGTAATATAGATATAGTTAAATTGTCTTTTTCATCCCAATCTACTATAGCTATAGAATCTTTATGCTCTTTATTATACTCAGTAGCTCTATTAATTAGTAATTTAGTATTATCTATAGTATCTTCTACATGAGGTTGTACCTTATTTTCTGAGTCAATAATAGTCTCTTCGGTAAGATAATCTCTTACTAGTTTATTATTCATTATACTCTCAAATGTAGGCATCCCGTCTTTGTCAAATTCTAGTGAATCTCTAAATTCATTAATGAACCTTTCTCTAGAAACTATATTATAGATATGGGCAGATTTCTCATACCCATATCTATTTTTAAGTTCTATGAAGGTTTTTCTACCCTTTTTAGGTAAATAAACACAACTATTCATATTAATATTACATCAACTTATTTTCCAGGACATAACGTATTTTCAGGGTCTTCAGGAGCAGAAGCTAAATCATCTAATTTTTGAGCTGCCTCTTTAGCTTTTTTCTGAACTTCATCAAGAACATTAGCTACCTCTTCAACATGTTGAGCTATTGCTTTAGTCCAATCTATAGGTTCTTTTACTTCAGCTTCTAAATCATCGTTTAATTTAGGTTCTTCTACTGCTGTTTCTAAATCTGTATTATCAGGTTCTGCAATACTAGCTTCTGTACTAGCTGAAATAGCATCTGCATTTATGCTAGCATCATCTACTTCATTTTGAGAAACAGCATCTTCTACTTCACCAACTGTAGATTCTTTTTTAGGTGCTTGTGGTTTACTTTTATCCATAATTTCAAGTACTTTATTAACATTAGATGGGTCACCATAATCTTTCATTTTACTAAAGTCTATTGCATTTATATCATCTAAAAGGCTTTTAGAACTATCATAAAATGGAGTAGGTTTACCATTAAAATATATTTTTACAAATGTAGGTTCAGCATCAGTCTCTTTGCTTGTTCTATAATATAATCCTCCATAATGGCTATCATTTATTAGTATAAATGGTACAGTAATTATATTATCATTAGCTGATACTGCCTTTAATCCAGCAGATTTAACATTACTACTTAGTCCTGACTTAAATGTCATAGTAGTTTCTTTAGTTTCTCTATCAAAAGAGAATGTAAAATAACTTCTAGGACTCTTTAATCTTGCTGCATACTTAGGATTATTTACTATAAACTGATATACAAAGTTCTGTAAATAAGCATCCATAGCAGGTAATGATTCTATATATCCATTCTTTCTCTTTAATACATCTAAATACTTAGGCATATTTTCATAGAAAGCATTAGTAAGAAATATTCCAAAGTTAGAATGTCCAAAGTTAAAACCATTGGCATAGTAAGAGTAATTAAACAAATCTTCTGCAAATTGTACAACTTCAGGGTCATCTGATGTAAGAAGTTGTTCTAGTTCATCTGAGAAATATTTTCTACTCTTATTAGATACTTTTAGAACATTTTGAAATGTTATACCTGTCTTTTCACTAACTCTCATACACTGTATGATAGTCATATCTCTAACTTTCTGATGAACAAATACACCATACTTATTTTTCTTATTTAAAAACATTTTATACTTAACAGGGAAATCATGGATATAATAGTTTCTTTTATCCATAATATCCTCATCATCTGTACTACCAAATCTAGAGTCTCTACCAGACAATAAATACATTACCAACTCATTGAAGAATTGTCTAATTTCTTTAACATCTTTTTTAGTTGAAAGATTCCTTTTAGTAATACTTCTTAAATACCCTATAGCATTTTCTACACCTTTTGATAGTTGAGGTAACATGTTATATTTACTAGCTAAAGTATATGCACTTCTTAAACCTAATGTATAAGCTGCTTGTACTCTAGGTACTGAAGAATTAAGTATCTTAGCTCTAATATCATCATCTACAGCATTTAAATCAGTGTCTATAAATGTTTCAAATCCTTGTATAGGACTTGATGGATTAGCAACTAATACTCCCTTTTCTCTCTTAGTAACTTTCTGCATAAAGTCTTCAGCTTTAAACAATTGCTGTGCAGCTTCAGCAGTGCTAATAGCTAATGCACCATTAGGTGAATCACATCTAGAGATTACAGAAGATTCCTGTAGTAATTGACTTAATTCATTTATATTACCCATCCATCCTAAGAATTGAGCAGCTTCAGAAAGATTGATGTTATCTAATCCATTTCTTCTGAACTCCACTATCATATCTAGAATCTTAGCAATATCTCCATGAAAGTTTCTCCAATTATCTACATCCTCTTTATATCCACTCTTAGAGTCTAATACTATAGGTGATATTGTATTTAAAAAATCATCACAAGTATTCAAAATACCTACTGTTTCAGGGTCACATCCTATCCTAGTTAGGAAGCCTATTCTAGATACAGTATTAGAGTTAGCATTTAAATCTCCAAGATTAGGGTCTTTACCATTATCAGGTGAAGCAGCTTGATACTCTGCGCAATAGTCACCTATCTTATCTCCTGTTAATGGAGATATTACAGCATCAATAGTATTGACCTTTACTTCTGGCCTACCTAATAATTTAATATTAAATTGACTAGCATCTTGTATATATAATCCTTTACCTCCTCTAATAAATTGAAATTTATAGTGAGAAGATGAATTTACAGCAAACATACCAATAAGGTCATTACCATCCATAAGGTTTCTGTGATTCTTGCAATAATCAACTATACTCAATGGGTCTTCTACTGTAGCCTTTTTCTCATAGAAAGAGTCTAGATTATCAGTGCTATATTTATGCAATACTGCAAGTAAACCTCCCTCAGTTTCATCTATCTCTGTTTTATGCTCTGCATAGAAAGCCTCAAGTGCAGCAGGGTCTTTTAAAATTCTCTGCTCTCTTGATGTGTGCTTAATATTGTTATAAGAGCCAGGAATAATAGACATTTGACTACCAGCAGGTGAACTTAAACAAGCTGAAATCATATCAATAAGCATATTATCTCTAACTTTCTTCCTTGTTTTTGCATTCTTTATTTGAGCCTGTTGTGATATTTCATCTACACTCATACCATTAGTTATAGTAGGCTTATATGTCTTATAATTAGGAGTTTCTAACTCTAACTCAAAACCTTCTTCATCATAGAACTCACTAAATATAGGATATTTCTTGATATAAGAGTCAATTTCTTCTCTAGTTAAACCCTCCTCTTTTTCTATTTTATCTAATAATTTTAATCCTTTATCTGTTGCATCTGTATCTTCTCCATTATTGTTTAACATTCTTTTAGAAAGATATTTATCAAATGCTCTTGCAAAAGAACTATCTGTAACCTCTCTTCTAAAATTCTTAATCATTAAGAATAGTTTATCAATATCAAAGTCAGTACCTGACATACTAATAATGTCACTTGGTAGCATAATAGCAGTACCTGCTGATATAGGTAAGAAGCCCATTATTCGCATTTTAAAGATAGAGTATTTATTCTCTGTAGGGATTCTATAACCTATCATTTCTAACAGGTCTTCATTACCCTTCATCTTTTCATAATCTACTTCCCACCATTCTTCTCCTGTTTTGCTATCTCTTCTAGATACCAAGAAATCTTGGATTAAACTTCTCTTATAAGCTGGCATATAACAGGGTATATAATCTATGTACTTATTGCCATTTTCATCTGTTTTATACTGTACATGTAAGTCATCACTTAATCCAAAGTTAGATACAAGAATGATATTACCACCATTAATCTTTTGCTTCTGTATAGCATTTTTAAAAGTACTAAGTATTAGTTCTTCTATCTTATTATTTAGGTTAGGATTATTGAAAGGTATCTTAAATCTTTTATTACCATTTCCAGCATCTTCTAATTGTAAAGCTTCCTCTACATCACTACCATATTTAGGATTACCATGAATCTTAGCAAGTAATGCTGATTGGAGCTTCTCTACACTACTAAATTCATCACTGACTCTAGCAAAAGAATCAAGCAATTGGTCAACAATAAGAGTATTATATAGTTTAATATATTCATCTCTAGTAAACTCTTTATTCTTGTTTCCTAGCTTTACTTTAGCAACAAAACTTTCAGGTAAGTCAGCAGGAATAATGTTTCTTAACTGCGAACCAAATATAGCCATTAAATCATCCTCTGTTAAATGGTCACCAGAGGGCTGAACTACCATATAATCTGATAATGGGAATTTATGAAGCATAGTTTCATTTATTTTAAATACTCCATTTTCATCTTCTTCAAATATAGCGTCAGCTAATTGATTATAACAATCATCTACTCCACCTTCAGACCTCTCAAAATCTATGCCTTTAATAGCTTGATTATAATCTTCTTGAGTTATTTTTTCATCTTCTAAAGCTTGCATTAGATTCTTTCTAAAGTCTTCATAGGTATCAGCATTAATCTTATTTCCTGCTACTTCAATATAGTCATTTTTACCTTTCTTCTCATTGAATCTCTTTATGCTATAATTAATATTTACACCATTAAAATATCCTTCCTTTACTACTGAATGAAAGTGTACTACATCAATATTGTTATCCTTCATAAACTCCTGTAAAGCTTTTAGCTGAGGAGAATTAGAGAGTGCAGAGGTAATCATAGAGTACATAGCAGTCATCATATATTCAGAGTTTTTATGTTGTGTAACAACTTTCTCTTTTCTGTCTCCTACTTGTACTGTTTCATGACTATATAGGAAAGGCTTAATATTATTCCAAATAGTATAGAAATCCTTAACATCAAGTTTTCCTTCTACTGTCATTCTATTGAAAGCTTCTTCCATATCATCAGTCCACTTACCTCCCATAGCTTGTAGAATCTTCTTAATGGACTCAGGAGTTCTAAAGGATTGGCCATCAGTAGCACAAATATTCTTGTATGAATTAAGTGCTCCTAATATCATATCTCTAGACATCTTTGAAACTCCTACAGCACTATTTAATAGTTGTTTTATACTATCATAGGTATTAGATAGTTCAAACTTATCTTCTATATATATAGCAGTTTCTGTAAGAGGTTCAATATTATTACCCTGTTCATCCATTAACATGCCATAAAGTCTATCTCCTGCTGCGTAAGCTTGTTTATTTCTCTTAATAAAATCTCTAAAATTCTTATAGTATGCTAAGTCACCTCCAAAGATTTGGATTATCTGTGACTGTGCAAAATAATCATTATAAAAGAAATTAGTAAGAATTTCATCAAGCTCTCTTCTTTGTTCTTCAGAAGTTTTCTTAGTAGTTTCTTTAGTACTCTCTTCTTCATCTCCAAAGACTTCACCTAGTAGATTCTTAGTAGAATCTCCACCTTCTTCAGATTCTTCATTCTTTTCTTTAGCAGCACTAATTTTTAGTATCTTTCTATAAAGAGATTTTCTTCTAGTTTCATCTATACTATTAAGGAACTCCTGTAACTTTCCTCCAGTTCTTAGTCCTGTAATAGGGTCTACTTCACCTTCAATTATATCAGTTACTAAGTCTGCTAAAAACTTGTCACTTTGCTCTTTAAATTCAGCACTATTTAATTGAGAAAGTCTATTATATTCAGTCAGAACTTGAATATATTTTTCTTTAGCATTTAAAGCAGGAAAGAAATTAAACTTTTGTCCATTCTTTTTACCCTCATTGTAAAATTCTATCTTAATAGTATTAGGGTCTTCGCTGCTTTTCATTACTGAGACTATTCTTTCAATCTCTTGTCTTAGTACTTTAGCTAAGTTATTAATGATAACTTCCTTATAGTTATCTCCAGTGTATCTAATTTGTTTTACTAGTACAGAAGCATCAGTATCTGAGAATAAAGCATTTCTATAATAGCCATACTCATTACCCCACTTATCTTTATTACCATTTAAGAAGGCTAATATATGACTATCCATTAATGTTTCAGAGGTAACTTTACCAAAGCTATCTTTATCTTCGTTTCCTCCAAATCCTAACATGTTAAGTATCTTAAAGTTATTTCTTATAGTATACTCTCCATGTTCATCTTGCTCAAACCATTGCTGTAGCCAAACATTATTCCATTCTCCTGTCTCTTGGTCTCTGAAGAAATCATATTGACCATAATTATCTTCTAGATATTTAGTACCTCTTGCTATAGCTTCATCACTATTGGTTTTACTAAGCAAGTTAGACATTCTAGTAATCATATCATAAGCTACATAGCTAAATCTAGTATTATTGTTAAATCTAAATGAAGTCTGTGAGTAAGCTTCATTAGCCATAGTAAGAGCATTACCTATAGAAAGATATGAATTTTGAAATTTTATAACCAAATTATCTCCATTCTGATAACCTTGTTTAGGTCTAGTAATTACTGTAGCCTTCTCTAGAATAGTGCTTAAATATCTTCTCATTTTAGGAGTAAATAAGCTATTAAAGTATTCTACAGGATTACTATAACCATTTGCTTCAGCATCATCTATAAACTCATCAGTAAATTCAGGAGACTCTTTACTTCCTGTAGTATTACCTTCATCATCTACTTCAAGAGCAAAAGTTGCAGGAATCAAAGCTTCAAGGTTCATGTTAGCAGTTTCAATACCTAAATTTCTTAATAGTGCTTCTAATGATATTTTACTATATCTAGGGTGTTCTCCTCTGAGTATCTGTAATGCTGTAAATAAATCAAATACTGAAGCTCTACTATTCTTTAGTATATTTTTTACTATATAAAATGGATGATTGTTAATATCATCTTTCTTCTTTTTACCTTCTTTATCTTTACGCTCTCCTGAGGTTAGCAGATAGAACATCCTTTCTACATTGCCACTATTTCTAGTACCATCTTCATTAAATATTGAATTTTCACCTAATACATTATGTCCTTCATAGCTAGTTTTAACCATGTCTAGGAATGTAGCAGATTGATTGTCTCTATTTAAATAAGCTATAGTACCATCTTTAGTAACCATTGCAAAAGGAGCAAATGATTTACAAGCTCTAAAGAACTCTTTTCTAAAGTCTATATCAAACTCCTGAGGTACTAATGGATTAAATACCACATTATCTTTTAAACTTTGTAACCAAGGATACTTAGTAACTGCATCTTCAAACATTCCATCAAGTTCATCCTCTGAACTTATACTTTGAAATTCATTTAATACAGTATAATAAGCAATCATTGGATTAAGTTTAACTCTCATTCCTAATGAGTTAAATACATACTCTACATCATTATTTCTTTTGAGATTGAAGTTCATTTTATAGAGATGAGCTAATTTATTCTTTAGCTTTACAGAGATAGTATCAATAGGGTCGAGTAGTTTATATTTAATCATGTAACCCTCTTTATTAGGGTTCTCTTCCTCATTCTCTACATCATTCTCTTTATCCTCTCTTTCTTGGTTATTTTCCATTATATTACCTCTAGTATCTAATCTAATGTTTTCATTAAATTCTATATCAAAGGCTGCTTCTTTCACAAGAGCATCAAATACTCTATCATCTCCAAAGTGTTTAGTAAAGTAAGACTTCATTGCTCTTGCTCTTAATGTAGCCATTTCTTCTAGTTTCTTAGGTTTATCCCAACCATTTTGATTAGCTTCCCAAGAAAACTCATTACCTAAGAAAGAATCCATCTTTATAGTATTATCTTCATTGAGATACCATTGATATACTAGTTCCTTTATATCTCGTGTATTTTTAAAGCTATCTATAAGGTTCTTTACTCTGTCAAATATCTGTAAAGGAACTGCCTTTTCTCCTAGAGTCAAGCTTAACGCAAATACTCTCTGTTGTGAAGAATTACCACTAAAGAGTCCTTTATAGAGTCTCTCATACTCTTCATCTCCTAGCTTATCTCTAAAAGCTTCTTCATTATTACTAATAGCCTCTTTAAAATCACTTACTGTATTATCTAGAATAATACTAAAATAATCTGATATAAAGTTAGTAGCTGCTATTCTTTCTGTTACATTAGGAAAGTATATACTAAGTAATCTTTTTTGTATCTTACCTACCTCTATACTATCAAATGTAGGTCTTTTAGCTTTAGCACTTTCTATAGTTTCTTTTAAAGTTTTATCACTTTTCTTAGTTTCTTTCTTAGTTTCCTTCTTAGTGCTTTTACCTGTTAATGCTTCTTTAAGAGTTGCTGCTACCTTATTGTCTTTAGCTAGCTTAGTACCTCTGTTACCCGCTATATTAAGAGTTTTAATGTTATTGTCTTTAATCCATTGTCTCAACTCTTCTGCTGTAGGATTTTCTATAAATGGCTTATTCCATTCTTTAGCACTTCTTCTAGTAGCTATTAAACCAGCTGTGTCAGAACCTACATTAAAATATACAGTACCATCAGAATTTCTTACATTAAGCTCTGTTCTTCCTGTATAAGGGTCTGTTTTACTTGTTCTCTTAGTATAGTCAGCTTGTTCTTCATCTGTTATTTCTTCAAGACCATAGGAAGCTATATCTTCTTTATCATAACCTTCTTCTCTCAAGAATCCTTTAGGTGCTTTACCTCCTGTTTCTATACCTAATTCTTTAGCTACTTGAAGTCCTATAGTATCTACACCTGTTTGACCTCCTGAGATAATCTTAGTTACTGAAGTTATATTCTTCTTGGCTTCCCTAGTAGAATTAAGAATATCAGCTAAAGCTCTTGCTTGGCTTACTCTTGTATTAGCAAATTGGTCAGTTAAAGTTTTGCCTTTAGCATTTTTTCTTAGTTCTTCTATTAACTCAGGATTTTGTCTAGCCCACTCTTGCCATAAAGGTAAATAGCCTTCATAATAAGAAAAATCTTCAAAGGTTTCATGTTTACCTGTTTCAAGGAAGTATTCATTTATTAAATGGATATTATAATTCTCTCTAAAAAATTGTTGAACTCTATTCTTATTATCTTGAAAATCTTTTGAATAATCTTTATCTATTTGACCAGATTCTACATATTCTTTAAATTTATTAGGTATAAATTTATTAACTATTTTAGTTATTACTTCAGGTGATAACGATTCACCATAAAATACGTCTTCCCCTTTAGAATTTTTTTGTTTTCTAGATATTCTCCATTTATCTTTTTCATAAGCAATTTGTCCTATTTCCCCATTAGGAGCTTTAAAAATAACTCTCGGTACTTCATCATCAGCACCAAAAAATACATTTGTAACCCTATTAGGGAAGTTTTTAAAAGTAGTAGAAAAATTATCAGTATTTGTTAAATCTAATCTAGAATTTTTAGCAGGAGCTTTACCCTTACCACTCTTCTTGATAATCTTTTGATAGACATCTTCAATAGTCATTCCTCCTACATCTACTCCATCAATAATAGTGCCCTTCTTAAATTTAGCATTGAGAGCAGAAAATCTTTTATCTCCTCTTGATGATACTTCGTAAGAATTATTAGATGTTCTACTCCATGTAAATGGCATATTTTTATCTTCTGATACTTTTCTAGCTTCTTCTCTACCTCTCTTAATAGCATTAATAATATCACTTTTGTACTTATTATCTAGCAATGCTTCTTGTGTGAGGTTGTAGGAAGACATTAATTGGGTAATTACACTTTCACACTCTTCTTGTGTAAGATTTTTAAAAGTGTCTTTACCAATAATATCAGTAATATTCTCTATTTTAATATTAAATGAACAACTTAAACTCATATTATTATAATTAAAATTTTATTGCAAAGTTAATTAAAAATGTTCTCATTACCAAATAAATAAGAACAAAAGTTGATTGTTTTAAGAAAAAATAAGGGAAGAGTATAAGCTCTCCCCTTATATATTGTATGTTATATATCTATACTGTCAGGATAATACAATAGAGTTCCCATAGAGTTCTTATGAACATCCATATTAGGAAAGCTATTGCTAAACTCTTTAAGATTAAAGGGCCTTACTAACAAGTGACAACCTTGTTTTGTTGGTATAATACCTCTAAGATACACTTCTTCCCTAGTATTACAGAATGGTAGTGTAGGGTCTAACTTAAAGTAACTATCAAGCCACTTTAAAATAGAATCCTTCATTGATATATCATCAACATCTATAATCCATACAGGACTCTTTGAAGTTAATGCTCCAGCTGCACTGTTAAGTGTTTTCCTTGGATTTTGTACATTACCTTCACATACTAATGAAGCAAGCTTTACTAACATAAGTTTCTGTAGTTTCTCTATACTTTTAGGACTTACATTAATATAAGCTCTTGCTCCATAATGTTCACAAAGAAGAATTACCTCAGGCATTATTTTCCTAAGATGTTCTTCATCTCTTATAAAATAAGTTTTAATAGCTCCTTCTCTTACTTTTTTATCCTTATGGTCTTTTGCTCTACATACTATTTGCATGTGATAAAATAACTCTGGATTATAAGATGATACTAAAGGAGCTATTAGTTCTAGATTATTGATTAACATAGTTAAGCTCTTTAAATTTTTCTTGTAATGGAATAGCAATCTCTCTAGCCATAGGATGTGCATCTTTAGCACATCTTCTCATAAAGAAATTAGTCCAAGCATCTTCAAATCCACAAGAAATAAGTTCAGATTTAACTGCAAGCGGAAGAACTTCTCTAGCTTGTTGAGAAACCCAACCATTTTTTAACATTCTAAAATAACCATTTTCAGCTTCTTGTAGATAATCAATATAGTTACTCCCTCTAATATCCCAACAAGGTTTAATAAAAGTAATTTCATTACAGAACTTATCTTTGGAATAGTTACAATAACGAGTACTTTCTGCCAAATGAGACAATCCTACATGAGTTCTGAACTCATCCATTATTCCTCTAGAAATAATAAAATGTACTGTATATCTTTTTGGATAAAACTTATTATCATTACTGTCTAGATACTTAGATAACCAAGGAGCTTCATTTAATAATGCTAAATAATATCTATAATTAGTAGTCATATAAGCATAATATTCATTATCTTCAGAATCTTCTTCTATATCCCATTGAATCCATTGGTTATTAAACATTTTACTAACTACTACAGTTTCATAGAATAAATTTAAAGCCTTAAATGGTACTTTAAGATGAACAGTGCCAAATTCTAAAGGTCTATCATGTCCTCTAGATTCTAGCATATTTACAAACTTCTCATAAGAGGTATCTGTAATTCTATCTTCACTCTTGTAACACACTCTTCCACATTTTTCAATGAACTTCTTAATACCTACAAGACTAAAATCCTTCTGTTCAAGAATTTCAAAACTTTGCTTAATTAGCTTCATACTCCTTGATTTTGTTATTAATAACTTCTGACTTTATAATACCATGCCAAGTCTCTACTACTTCCTCTTTATCATTAAGAAGTAATATAGTAGGAAGACTTATAACATCATATTTTTCAGCTATTTCAGGATTATCTACTATATTAATATCTTCTATAGGAACATTGATAGGATTCTTCTTAAACTCCATTGCTACAACTTTACATTGTCCACAGCAAGGAGAATAAAATTTTAATATTTTCATATTATATTATTAAATTATGATTCAAGAATATATTTATACTTTTCATAAGTCTTTCTTATGACTTCTTCTCCTGTAGGATTAGGTCTCTTAGAATCTCTATCTATACACTCTTGAAGAGGTATAAAGAAGTCCTTAAACTCAAGGCTGTACTTTGGTCTTACTACATCAGGCACTACTCCCTTTGGATTATTCCAACTATCAAGTATTGTGTTATAATACTCTATTTCCTTAGGATTGAGATTCATATTGTCAATAACAATATCAAGTCCCCAGAACATAGCGTCACAAATAAAAGTCCTTCTCAAGTCTTTCACTAAGTCCTCTCTACTAGGAACCCAATACTTACCTAACATATTTCTGATGTCATCATTGTTGAACCTTACTCTATGTTCAGGGTCTTCAAGTGCCCATTGTTTAGCCCATGTAGTCTTACCACTACCTTGAATACCTCTACATAAAATTATTTTAGCCATATTATAAAACTCCTTTAATCTTTAATAAAATTTTCATTCTGTTCCAATCTACATAAGGTCTGGATGATGTATCATCTTCATCATATTTTAATGGTGTTCCAAGTGCTGCATCATCTATATAGATATTAGCATATACCTTAGGAGATGATGTCCATTCCTTTTGTTTAGGATTTTCATTTATTCCCCATAAAGATATTCCATTCTTCTTGAACCAGTCAATAGCATCCTGTAAAGTATCATCAGGTACAATCTCTCCACTAAGAGTTTTACCCTGATTATGTTTATCAGGATGGCTTCTCATAGTGTAAAGAATAATCTTATGACCTTTCTCTATTAACTCCTTCAAGATAGGAACTGCTCCTATATCTTTGCCTACTTTAGGAAACTCATGTGTAACGCAAGTCCCATCAAAATCTACTGCTATTATCATTTACTAAATATTTTATAGTCTACATAATACTCACTCCTTTTTATAACAGGTTTTTCCCAATAAGGAGCAAAAAATTTAAGTACTTTCATTTTCTATATTTATCTAATTGTTCTTTTAATGCCTTCTTTAACTCATTAAAGCACTTTACTACTTTAAAATCTACTACTTTATTATCAATAGTTAGTACACTATTTTCATAAGTCATTGCTAAATCATAGATAGGTTTAGCAAAATGCTTATAAACTATATTAAATTTCTCTTTATTCATATTATATATGATTTAATCATTTCCTTTCTAAAGTAAGATAGTTGCTCTGTAGTAAGATTATTTATCCACTCCACTGCATATTTTCTATACTTAGGATGGTTACTTCTGATAAACCTTAACAATAAATATTCATCTAGAGTCATATTAAGAAGATTCAATATAATCAGCATTAGGAAAGGTCATATAAACATCATCCCATGCAGCATCTACTTCCATTTCATCATCTTCATCATACCTATTACTATAGGTTTCTCTACTTCCATCCTTGTAATGTATTATAAATGTCATAGTTAATTCTCCTTAATTCTCTTAATAAATTTATATAAATACAATCCTGCAACCATAGATAATCCTACAATTATATATGCAGTATTAATTATAGGAATAAAAGATATTTGTAAAGCTTTATTACTCCAACATTTTTCATGATAACCTACACTTATCTCTACTAACATTAAAGCAGAAATAATATAAATAAGAATAAAATCAAACATATTAAATTCTTAAAAATAATTTTATCAAACTTATTATAATTCCTATAAAGAATAAAATTATTAAAATACAATCTATACCTATATTAACAAATGGAATTGCTACTAAAATAGCAATAACCTCTCGTTCATCTTTAGGGCAACACCTAGCAATAAGTATTCCAATAATAAACGGTATTATATAAAAATAAAAAATTATTTCAAGTATAGTCTATTAAATATTATTTCGTATTGATTTATTGCTTTCGTATTACACATAATCTACTAAATAAATATTATCACTTTTCTTATATTCATTATATTTATGCTTTATTTTATTAGCATACCACTTAGTTCCTAAAATATATTGATACCATTTAGTTTTAACACTAGAATGGTCTTCTATTATAGGAGTAGTTGTTTCTCCTCTAAAGAGATTACTCCATCGCCAATATATTATAGGGTCTATATGTATCTTTATATTCCAATAGTCAATAATACGATATATTGTTTTAATAAGTTCTGTAAATTTATCTATAAGATATTGGCTGTTTTTAGGATATTTTCTTTCATCTAATATTATTCTAATATATCTTATATCACTATCAGAACACTTATTAGAGAAAATAAATGATAGTAAAGTATCATTAATAGAAGCATTAAATACAATTTTATTATGTACTAAACACCATTTATCATTAATGTACCTTACTCTAACATCAAAATATCTAACTCCACTATTGTACTGTTCATAAATATTTTTATTTTGACATTTATACCAAGGTTTGAAAATAGCCATCCACCAGTGTTTAACTGGCAGATAGCTAAAAGAATTATGGCTTCCTAACATATTACTCTAGATTTACTACAAAATCATCCTCACTCCAGTCATTAAACTTTTTACTAGGTAAATCTATTTGACTCCTAACTGCTTGCTCTAAGTTACTTTCATCAAAATAGTAAGTAACCTCATGACAACCATCTTCATTTGTTTCTTCTGTAGAGTAATCATCAACCTCTACTTCTACTGTTTTACTAAGTGTTATAGACACAGTAACTTCTACCTTTTTAGGCTTGTTACTTTTTTCATTCCAAGGAGCATCCTTATTATCTGCTCCAATAGGATAATCATAGTTATTCATTTCTTTTTCCTTTTAATGTTAATATCTAAGTTATTCTCCTTTATTAATCTTCTAGCTATAACACTTTCAAGTTTATAAGGAATAGAGATATGTCTTCCTTTATTATTAATATAAATAGCATGGTCACCACTATGTCTCTTATAAAGAAATCCATTTCTCTTCACTATCCTTATAAATTCTGTCTGTGTATATTGCTTCATTTATAATTAGGATTATAAGGCTGCTCAATATCAAGGTAATTTCCATAGGCAGCTTTATACTTTATAAAATCACAATGTTTTATCTTAGTAATAATTCTCTTTCCATCTCTAGACTTAAGTCCTAGTGGTGTTTTAAGAACTAAACCTTCTGCAATAAGGTCTTTATTTTCTGATATTTTAGATTTAAAACCTTGCTTTACATACTCCATAGCTTGAGTAATGGTCATATAACCTACAAGAGGAACTATATCTATATTACATTCCTTAGCAATTTCTTCACAGTCTTTTCTAGTAAGCCACCAATCATTAACTTTTACATCAAACAGTATAAAGTTTGTATTATTATTAATATAATCTTTACCACACTTTTGAATACCTGTACCATAACCTTCACCATAGATACATACAGTATCTTCAGGTGTTAATGATGGAAATATTTCTTTCCATTTCTGTGTATAGAATATGCTTTTAAGTTTATTAAGGAGCTTAGGAGGAACTATAGCTCTATCAGTTCTACCTTTAATAGTTACACCGTAAAACCAAGGGTCTTCCCCTTCTCCTGCTTCCATACTAATATAAATTCTTATATTAGTACCATCTATCTTTTCAGTACACTCCCAAAGGCAGTTACTTAGGTAGTTAAATTCCTCACAAGTATATTGAGATGGGATAATAATGTTCTCAGCATCCCTTTTAAATAATGTATTAATCTTTGGATATTCCATTTTCTAGCATTTTAAGTTTATCATTAAGATACCAAATTGCTTTTTTAATATCTTCAATTTCTTTTTGTTTTGCAGTATATCCTTGCTCTTCTTTATAGCCAGACCTAAGAATATATTTCACTGCATTTCCTTTATCAAAGTCTAAATGTCTAGTAATATCAATTACCTCAATACCACATTTATCCTTTAGCCAAGTATAATGAGAAGGATGTTCTACTTTACTTTCCTTTTTAATATTATCTACTTTTACAAAGTATTTTGAAAGCTCATATTCTGTCCAGCCATGACGTGTATCTTCATCTTCGTCAGTTATACAGCCATCATAGTCACTTACATAGAATTTTCCCTCATAATAGACAGTATTATAGGGGCTATTATCCATGGTTATTGTTTTAATACATTTAAATATATCTCCTTTTTTTATCATAATATTTTAAAATTCATCAAATAATGTTAGTTCTCTAGTTAAGAGTTTATTTATTATTTTATTAGCTTCTTTTGTGTAATACCGATAATTTATATTATCAGGAAATACTTTAAAATTATCTAGATTATTACATATAGTTACTCCTGAATCTTTTAATATATTAATATAATTATATCTTTTATTATTACTATCTATTTTACATTTATATAGATAACAACCATTAGTAGAACAGTAATATCTGTTTATCTGTTGAACAAGTTTATCATTATATTCTACTTTATAATCCTTACTAACTTTTTGATAAGTGATAAAATCATTAATATCTCTACTAGATTTTATAGTTTTTTCTATTGGAGTTCCATCTGCTAATAAAGCGTTAATAGCTTTAGGTATAATCATAGCGTTCATACCTTTACCTAAAGTTACTTTATCAATAAACAATCCTTTCTTTTTTAATAATTTCTTATCTTTTGTCTTAGAATATCCTTCTAGAACTCCTAGATAATCATTAATTGCAAATTGATAAAATCTTTCAAATCTATCTTCTTCTAGCTCTAATTTAGTAAGATTCTCCCACCATTTACAAGCTTCTTTAAACTTAGCTTCATCTTTCTTTTTTCTAAGTACAAATAAACCATCAGTATTAGCTTGAATTATTTTACAACCAACAGATATTAATTTTTCAGCTAACATTAATAATAGCAACTGACCATTAATTCTAATTTGCATTACAGTTTTTGGTGAATAACAAAAACTGTATTCAGATTGTAAATTACCTGAAAGACCATTAATACTTAACTTTAAAGTTAAATCTTTTAATTCATCTCCATTATGTTTAGCTTCAACTCTTTCATCTTTTATTCTCTTATAAACATCTAAGAAATCTTTACCTAAATGTGGAGGATAAAATTCATATTGAATTATAAGACTTGGATATAGAGAAGTCACATCAACATCACTGATGATTTCATCTTCTTCTGCTTTGAATATACTAGGTTTATTTACTGAATGAATACCACCAACACCAACAGAATATTCTAGTCCATTCATATAGAAATGTTTCTCATAACCTTTTCTATCTGGAGATACCGTTTGTTGTTTCATTTCCTTTAGTAACTCTTTAAGTACTGGTGTTTCAAACTTTATAAATGGTAGTATAATTTCATTAAGATTTATCTTATCACAAGGACTTCTTAAATCTTTTATATCCCACCAAGTTTTATGTGTTTTCTCTAAATATTTATATTTAATAATTTCCATACCTAGATTAACGCCATCTTTATTTAAAGCTTGTATTCCATATTCTGCTTCAATATTTAATCTAAGCTTAATATCATTTTCACATTTATATAATAATGCTTCAGTAGATTCTACATCATTTATATTATATTGAATCATTTTAGGTATATCATCATCTATAATAGGCTTATTAAAATCTCCTTCATATTCTTGTACATTATGAAATTTCATTGTAACTTGCATTTCTTTAAGTCCAACTCGAAGTTTCTGTGAAAATAACATTGTTAATAAATCTAAAGTAGAATAAGTTGTAGAGTATTTATATTGTTTCCATTCTTCTATTTTTCCATTAATTATCATATTACTTACTTTATGAATACCTGAACAAATTTGTATCCAAGATAAAGATTTTATCTTTTTTTCATATATTAGCAACATGTTAATTATTGGATTATCATAATGAATATTATTATATCCACAAAACATAATATTAGACTTCTTAAATAATTGAAGTAAATCTATTATGTTATTTTTTCTATTTGAACATTCAAATAATAATATTTCTTTAGTTTCTGTATTTTTTATACAACAATGAAAACAATTAATAAATACTTCTATATCATAAACATATACTATTTTATCTTTTATTATCATATTATATAATAAAAATTGAGGAGTCTAAGACTCCTCAATATGTTCAACTTCTATAATATAGTCTTTATCAAGTCTACTAATAGATTTAACTATACCAATTGAAAGTTTATCTTTTAAAGAAATCATAGGGCCTCCACTTAAATCTATAAAGGAATATTTATCCTTCACATCTTTAATAAATCCTAATCTTACATACGAAGAGTTATGTACTAGCTTATATTTAGTATCTTCAATCTTTTCAAGATAAATTTCTTCATTATCTCTATTAGGTAGTTTTACTTTATTTTTTAACATATACTTCTAAAGTTTTAAAGTCTATTGTATACTTATATTTTTGCAGAAAGTCAGTACCAAGTAGTCCATTTATCTTAACTCCAATACACTTCTCAATACTATTTGCAGATATTTCAAATTCTTTAGAAATTACTAGGTTTATGTTATATTCTTTGTTCTTTTCATCTGTAAATATTGCTTTACAGTTATTTGATTGTACACTCTTTCCTCCCAATCCTACAGTCTTTGTATTACTTTTATCTATCCTAGAATACTTTATATTCTTAACTACAGAAGGACATATATGACAGATATTACTGCCTGTATCAAGAAGGAAATTAAAAGGCGTATCATTATTATAAAGAGTAATGACAGGCAAATCTCCTGGCATATACTTCTTAATGGAGATACTTTCTTTAGGACTTTCTTTATTCTTCATAAAGAGATTAACAATGTTTCCTATAGCAGATACTCCAGTAAGTACCAAAATAGCTTCTAATATCATTACTTTACTCCTGTTTTACCATGACCACCTCTATCTACATTACCAAGCTTATCAACCCACTCAAACTCTAATTTACTAGAGAAAAGCCATCTAAGCTTCTGCCATATAGTAGCAAATTGATTAGGTACAATTTCAAATTGACAAATTCTATCTCCTTTATGAATAGTAGTTTTATCTATTGAATAACAATAGAATCCCCATTCATCGTTATCTCCACAGTATGCTGTATCAATAAATCCAGAGGTAGCCATCACAAGCTTAAGTTTCTTAGTAGTAGAACTTCTTTGCCTAACCTTTGCACTGAATCCCTTTGGTAACTGCATTGCAATTCCAAGTTTAATAAGCTTTTCATCAAACTTTACATCTCTTGTCTTAACTCCATCTTTTTGATGAAGAATACCTGCTTGAGGAGCTTCAAACTCATAGTCTTCTGCTGCTCTAAGGTCAATACAATTTCCAATAGGATTAATAAAAGGTACTGTATTTCCCTTCTCATTTTTAGCCTCTGTATAGAGACCTTTTACTGTTTCTTTTACTTTAATTTTCATTGTTTTTAATTTAAATATACAAAAAGAGGGAGTATTTACATACTCCCCCAAAATTTATTGGTTATATCCTTTTTAAATACTTTATTACCTACAATATCTATTTCAAGCATAACTTGATTAGTTGTTTTGCTATTAAGTGGGCCTTTATTTTTATCATAATGACCATACTTAATATAGTTAAAATTCTCTAGATTAATATCCTTACTAATATAATCTCTACCACTATACCATCCAACTTTTAACTTTGGATAATACTCTTTGATGTCCTGTGCTATATCATCTACTTCACTAGGATTAGCATCACCTCCCATAATACATACACAAGTTATACCTTTATTACTGTCAATAAGGTTAGTTAAGTGCTGTAAATCAAGAGGCTCACCTGTATCATCTGCAAGATAAGGAGAATGACATCCTTCACAATGGCAAGGGCAATTAGATATATTAATAGCAAGAGTTATTTCATCAGGAATTTCCTGAAAAACAATTTTACTATCTACATACTTTAGCATGTCTATTCTAAACTAATTCCTTCTATCTTAGCTCTTACCTCAAGAATATCAAGATAATCTTTCATAGCTCTCAACTGAAAATTATATATAGCTCTTGGACAGGTAGGAGTGAAATTAAGAGTGCCATTATCCCAATTATCAATCATTCTTTTTAGTCCCTCATACCTGTTTTTAAGCTGTATATATTCAGCCTTAAATCTATCTTTGTAATTTTCACTTGTCATTAATGCAGCAGTTGCTGCTAAAACTTCATTCTTTGCCATAATTATTAAATATTTTTATTATAAACTCTTTTACTTGCTTCTATTTGTCTATCCTTACCAAAGGACTTAATAGGTCTAAGATACCCAATTACTCTTGTATATTGGGTAATATGGTTACTATGACACTTTGGACATTCTGTTATAGGATGCTTTGTAATATAACCACAATCTTCACACTTACTGTTTGGTATATTAAAGGTAAAGTAGTTAGTACCTTCTTTAACTGCAAATTCAATCAACTTAAGATACTGCTCCTTGCTCAAATGGTCTTCAAGATTGATATGACAAGCTGAACCTCCATCACAATATTGTGCTGTCTGCCTTCCATGCAGAATCATCTTATCTAATACTGAAGTATCATCATGGGCATCAAAGAAATATGAGTTGTAAAGATTTTCATCTTCAGGAATCCAATCATTCTGTTACACCCTCTCCCGTTGTGCAGAGAGGTGATTCATTAGCAATATAGTTATTTAAGTTTATCAAACCAGCATGTACTTTCCTATGACAATTAGCACATAAGCAAACACACTTACTTACTTCTTGCAGAAGCCACTCCTTGCTCCTACTTCTATACTTACCTATGGTAAATTCCTTATCTACTGGATTGATATGATGAAAGTCAATACAAACAGGTTCTGCTTCTCCACAGACAATACAGGGAGTTTTTATGCTATTAAGCCATTCTCCTTGCCTATCCTGCCTTCTTGTAGCTTGTGCCCTGTGAATCTCAGGATGTTCCAATCTCCTTTGCTTCCTATAAGCTTTTCTACAATCCTTACACTGATGTCTTCCTTCATCAAACATTTCTAATGGTAATTCTCTACCACAAATCTTACATAATTTAGTTTCTATACTTAATCATTTTGGGAGCAAAGTTAAAACTTTTATCCCAATTATGCAAGATTATAACCATATTTTTAATGAATGGGTTAATATTTCTATTAACCTCTCTATGTTACCATAGAGTTCCGACTATTGCATACCTTAATATTCTATCTTCACAGATTGTATATTAAAGTCCTCTTTGTTTAGTCTGTCAGGCTGCACAGGTTTCCCTTGCTTGCCCCTCATAATCCCATAGGGACTTCTGAGTCAATTAAAAGAGGTTTTAGATGGACATTGGTTCTAATCCATCTTCCTTATCCCATCTATAATTCTTACCACCAAGAGACTCAGCAGGAACTACCTCAGAATTAAACAAGAAAGGTCTCTTACTATCATGTATAGAGTGCTTCTTATTTTCTTCCTTAATAGTGCCAAGAATCAACTGCAAGAACTTAATATATTCAGGATTATTAGATACCTTAAGACCTAAGAATCTAGCTGCCTCATTCAAGCCATTAATACCAATAGTACTATATAACTTGTTCATGTATATATAGCCACCATTACAAGCTGCAAACATGCCTTTCTCTTCTTGTTCATAGAGCATAGTCTTATAAGCTATATGATACTTGTAAACTCTTTGGAGAATATCTACCAAGTAATCCTTAATAAATGAGGTATTCTCTTTCCAACCACCATTTCTTTTCAATCCATAAGCCTTATTACAATCCTGTATAATCCTATTAATGTTAAGAGTGATAACATTGCAGCTACCAGTCATTACACCAGTAAGACCTGATGTAGGATTGAAGGTATTCTCTGCAAGCTCATTCCTCAACCTACAACATGATGCAAGACTATCAGCACTATCTGATATATAGGTAAAGAAGCTATGACCTTCTGCATACATTTCTGCACAAAAGTCTTTATATTCCTTATCTATAATATCCTTTCCATCATGTACCATTGCTAATGTTTCAACAGGGAAGGTCAAAATCTGCTTGGTTCTAAGTTTATTGAAGAACTTCATAAACATCTTCTGAAGAACATTAATTGCAGCCCACTCAGGCTTAGTTCCATCAGGATAACAAAATTCTCCAAACAATGAACTAAAGTATGTATGGTCATAGTAAGATATATTTGTAAATGGACTTTGATATGACCTGTTACCAGCAGGCTGATTAATACCATAAATAAACTGCTTGAAAGCTTTCTCTATAAAATCTCTGACTGTTCTTTGAACCTTACAATGAGAATTTGTTACAACACAGTCAAGCTTCTCATACCACTTATCTCCAAACTCTGCAATAATGTAATAGTTTAAAGCAATGAAATATTCTCCAAAGGCTACTGCACCTTTACATTGAGAAGAAAGTAAGAAGGTAAGATTAGTTATTTGTCCACTAAATGATTGTAAATCATTAGGAGGAGTTGGTGTTACACCATCTATATTACCTACACCTTCTACCATAAGAGGATAAAGGCTATCTGCTTGACAATAGAACTTTAAAGTAGGTACACTAGCTTCATCATGTGTATAAATGATATGATGATTTAAGTCCTCCTCATATTGCTTTGTAACCTCTGGATAAAGTGCATTAAGTTTGTCCTTCATCCTCTGTCTCTGAATAATTCTATTCTTTGTCTTATAAACTTCTCCATCAAGATTGGCAACATTCTTCTGAGTTACATTAGCATTAGGGTCAGTTTCTGAAGAACTAGCAGCATTATCATCAGAATCTGCATAGTTAAACATATAATTAATCCTTTCTCTAACGAATCTAGATTCTTCATGTTTATTTCTATAGATAATATAAGCCTTTGCTACATCATAAGGTGCTAAATCCATAAGAATCTTCTCTACTTCATCCTGTATAATTTCTACTCCTACTGTACTAGCTCCTTCATGATAAGAAGGAATATAGGTCAATTCCTTCAAAACTTCTTCATCAGGCTCTTTACCTTGAGAAGCATAAGCCTTCTTAACAGCATTGATTATTTTATTTAAATCAAACTCTTCAAGCTGACTTCCGTTACCTTTCTTTGTTCTTTTTAATACTTTCATAGTTTATTTAACCATTCTTTTAATGAATTAGGTTTTTCAATATTAATACCATTTGGTACTCTTAGCTTATTCTTTAAATAATTCTGTAGTTCTTCTCCTATAGTAAATGGGTCTCTATAGATATATTGATTATCCTTACCATAAGTAAGTTCTCCATAAGTAAATGTATCTTCAAAGTTCCATACTAATGGAGTTAAAGTATACTTATTTACTACAATGAACTTATAAGGAGCTATAGTAAAATCTTTAAAGTAATCATCTTTTTCTAGGTTATCTTTAAGTATTCTAGCATATAGTCTTCCCTGTACAGCATATAGCCATTGATTAAAGCTTTCTGCAAAGTCCCATTCCTTATGAGAGCTTGTCTTTAAATCTATAGGAACTATAAGTTTCTTACTGTGTATGACTATATTTTCATCCATCATGCAGCGATAATCTACACCATTAAATGTAGCTTTAAACTTCAATTGATAGAACCTTTGTATATCATCGTCAAACATATTATTAGGTTCAAAATAAAACTTAGTAGAAGCAGCTGTTTTTAAAGCGTCTACTGCATTAATCACTTCATTATAAGTTTTTGTACTAATAATAGTTCTATCTCCTGCTATATAAAGTAGACCATAATATCCTGCACAATCTTCTTTAATCTTTTTAGCTCTTGTCTTAGGTAACCAATGACTATTCCACTGTATATCTTCAATAGATGCTAGAATATCATCATCAGGAATATCTTTTAGTGCATGGTATTTGTCTTTAAAATCATTAAATAATTTCTTAACAATAGTAACTAGAGTATCTGAAAGACTATTATCTAGCTCTGCAACCATGAATAGTTTATTAAATTCCTCTTCACTACCAGTAATAAGAGTATCTACACAAGAACCGAAAGTAAGAGAAGGAGTTTCTAATCTATCAAATAGTTTATCTAGATTATTAAATCCTTCTCTTTCATATCGTGCTAGAGTACTATATGATAAAGCAGGGTCTGCTCTGTAAACAGGCTCACTCACTTTCCATGATATATCATATAAACTTTTTCTTTCCATTAAAAATTTCTCCTTATAAATAAGAACTATACTCTATTACATCTAATACAAGCTGTTCTAATTTATCTCTATCTACATTTAACCACTTTTCTTTATGTAAAGCTTTGCGGTCATCTCTTTTCTTCATAAAGAGACAAGATTTTACTATTTTATAAAGCTTTTCAAAGTCTCTACGCTCTAAGAATTGCTTACATAGTTCTGCATCTCTAGGAGGTAGACATTGCAGATTGTGTTTTATTCTTTGATAGAGATTGTTCATATTCTTTAATTATTTCAATAGCTTGTAATAGTTGCTTCTTAGTATATATTTCAAAGTAAATAGAGTGTTGATGTGTTTTAATAAATTTTTCATCTAGATACTTTCTAAATAATTTCTTCTTAATATAAAATACATCATTCTCTATTCCTTTAGCTTCAATATATACATCTAATTCTCTATACCTAAAGTAAAAGTCTGGAGTATATCTTATCCCTGTAACTTTAGCTGACTTTAAAACTAATATTTTACTTTTTATAGTATCTCCTTCTTCAATTCTTTTGTCTTGATGGGTACTAGTTTCTTTATCATAAAATGGTGTTAAAGGGGTAAATCCATTCCATAATTCATAAGTTATAAACTCATACATAGGATTAAATCCCTGCTCTACTAAAGTATTATAAACACTTTTTTCAAGCTGGGATTTAAAGGTCAGATTACCAGACTTGCACTCTGTAGCATTTCTAATCTTTTGATTCTTCTTGGTCATCTCCAAATATTAATTTAAGATGATTCTTTACAAGACTACATGCAATCTTTGCATCTTCAATATTTCTAAATGCAGGAAAAGCTCTATAATTCTTTATATGAGATTTATCAATCTCATGAATCCTTCCATCTTGGGGAGAAATAGCATAAATCTTCTCACTATTATTGATATGATTATTATACTTCTTATCTAGTTCAATAGCAATTTCTTTCAATAACAGCTGAACTACTGCCCAATGATTAGCTTCTTTTAGTGCATCTAGAATACTTGACATACCTTCAGATGTTACCTTAGCTTTATTACAAAGATTCTTCCAAGCATTAGCCCATATTTTTACAGGGTCACTAGTCTCTTTTACAATCTTTACTTCACCTCTTAGAATAAGTTTAGTTAACATATCCTTTGTAAGAGTTATTACTTTTACAGCTTTTATTTCACCAAATACAGGAAGATTAACATTAGCTACAACTCCTATCAAATCACCAACTTTTACTTCTTTACCACTCTTTACATTAATAAATTTTTCCATATTATTTTAATTAAAATTCTCTTCTTTAAACCACTCTATTTTTTCTCCATAGAGGTCATAGAGCAATTTGTTTATAACTCTCCATATATCATTAGGCATCTTCTTCTTTACTCTTGCAAAATATGCAGGATGTTCAATCTTAAGCACATAATTATTAGCATTGATATAAGGCTCTAATACTTGAGCTTGACTACCAAATAATACATAAATAATACCTGTATTAACAGTAGACATTTTTCTCAAGAAGCTAGTCATAAAAGGTCTCCACATCATCATGTGAACACCTGTTTTACCTACTTCTGTAGTTAATGCCGAATTAATCATTAAGATACCTTGTTTAGCCCAACTCTCTAAAGTGGGGTCAAAGGTAATCAAATTATGTGGAATCTCAAAATTTATAACTGATTCTTTTATTACTTGTAAAGAAGGAGACAATTTATCTTCTGGAGTATTAGATGAATTACCAAATAGAATACCTTGAGCTATATCTTTCTGATAATAAGGGTCTTGGCCTACAAAAATAACTCTACATTTACTATAAGGACATAATTTAAATGCTTTAAATACATCTTTTATATTAGGACATAGAGTATTTTTATTAACTATTTTTAACCATCCCATTATCTTCATAGTTTCATTTCTATCTAGTACTTTCATCCAATCTCCAAAGTAATCATCTATTGTCATAGTTCTCTATTAACAATACATTCTTTAGCAATCTCTAGAAGTTGGTCTTGTATACTCTCTCTCTTAATTCCAGGCATCTCAGGAATATTGATTTTATAAGGAGAGTCTTTCTCCGTACCCATAGTTCCTTCATAAATTACTTTAGTGACATAACTACAATCAAAACCATCTTCTACATCTAGTGGAATAACATTATCATTACTATTATAATGTATAATTTCCATAGGAAGATATGCACAAGTTCTTAGCTTACCATACTCTGAATTATGAGGCACTGCAACAACATCTGCTGGATTTACTAAACAAGCTAATCCTACAGACCCAAAGTAATTCTTTTTAAGCCATTTCGCTGATGCACAGTGTAATCCCCTACTGCACTCCACATTACTATTACAATCACATTGTTCTCTAGGAATAGTTACTACTTCTCCTATTTTAATAGTAGTAGTCTGACTATGATGGTCAGTATAAATTCCTTCTTTATCAGTTTTATCTACATTTCTATAAGCTACAAAGAAACCACATTTAGCTAACTTTAAACCATGTAGCTGTAAGAACCAATAGAGATTCTTTCTACATTGTTCATCAGTATTAAGAGACATAAGAGTCCAAAAGTTCTTATAAGTAGAGAGCTTTAGTTTATCATTAGCTTCTTCTGCCTCTATAATAGATTTAGCAAAGTCTTCAGGTATAGAAAGGTTAGATACTTCTTTCCAATAGATAGTATTATTTACTGTACTAAGAATTTTAGATGCCTTTATTCTGTCTATAAGAGTCATAGCTTTATTATAAGACTTTACTTTCTCATTATAGTCAGGATGCAGAAGCATCATAATTTCTTTATCTGACTTAGCTTCAACAATTTTTTTAAACTCTTCTTCAGTAACTAATCTTTCCTCAATATTTCCATTTTCTAGGATAATAGTTACTTTATTACCTACTTTAATTATTTTCTGCATAATACTCTTAAAAGTTTATTGTTTTTTACTTTATTATACATTTTAGCACTCACTCTATAAGATTTATTCTTAATTATAGCTGCGGTTATAAGTGTTCCTTCTAAAGAATCTTCTGTATCAGTATATATACCTACTTCTTTCTTGACATTATTATACTTAGCAATATATTCCCTCAACTTTCTGCATAGTACTTGAGTATAAGGGTCTATCTTTTTACATGCTCTGGCAACTCCTATATAAGGAGTATTATTTGAATATCTATAATAGAAATTTAACATACTATAAATATCTTCCAGCAAAGGAGAAGGAATAGTATTTAGCATCTCACATCTATATTGTCTTGAGGGAATATATGTATCTTTAAATTCTTCTAATATAGTATGTAACTTAACTATAATAGGGTCATCATTCAGTAACCACTCTTTATTAACAATAAATGTTGAATGGGTATTATATATAGCTTTTAGTACATCTTTTCTTGCTCTAATATATACAAGTTTTCTAGCTATTGCTATATTATCCCAAGTGTCAGAATCTTTCATATTACCAAGAATAATTCCCCTCTTCATTCTCTTTATATAGTTTATACAGCTCTTCATGTCTTTAAATTCTCGCCGCTCTTTATAGTCATAACTATGGTAATTACTAACATATATTATAGGATTTGTTACTTTTACCCCACTAGTTTTATCTGCTTTTGCTTCTTCTTTATATTTAAGAAATTCAGCATCTGTAGACAAATCTATAGGCTTTACTTTAGAGATAAAATAATCATAAAAGTAACCTATAATTACATCTTTGTATTTACATGTTTTTAAATCTTTTATATTATTTTCTAGATACCATTTAAAATTGTCCTTACTAATATCATCAATTACTGTATATTCAGGATATTTACCTTTTATCCATTCTTTAGCTATTGTAGAAAATTTAGGACAGTTAATTAGACTTATAATATTATTCTGAGTCATTAAAGTTCTATCAGTTAGACTATAAGGAATTTTATTTGAATAATATCTATTGTCTTTAAATAGTCCCTTAAGATTAGGAAGTCGTAAGCAAAAGAATATATTTATAATAGATTCATAGTCTCTTAATACAGTAGAGCCTTTAAATGTAGTATTTCCAATATCTATTGTTACAGGATAACCTCCTATATTATTTCTATATGTAGTAGAATAATTATTGTCTATCGGATTAAAATATATTGTAGAGAATAACTTATAATACTTATATAGGTCAGTATAATCTCCTTTAAATTTATTTGAAACTATATTTTCTAATTCACTTTCAGCAGCTTTAACTTTGTCATTTATTTTATTTATAGTATCCTCTGTATATATAATACTTTCTCTATTAGGAGTTATATTCAGTTCTCCAATATTAAACTTAAGAACAATACCTGTATATTGAATACGGTATATAAAATCTCTAGATTCTTTTAAAATTAAATCTGTATTACATGGATAAAGTACATTTCCTAATAGAAGTTTCAGTTCTATACATTGAGAAGCTACTGCAAAATTATTGAATTTCTTTATTTTAATATCATTTACTTCAGTATCAACACCATCTACATAGATATTAGGAAAGAATACTATATATTTTAAAGCTCGCCTATATGGACTTATATTAGAGATATTTTTAATAGTAATTTCAACACCATTTTTCTCCTCTGTAGGTTTCTGTATGACTAAATTAGTAGTTATAGTGTTTCCACTCTTAACCATGGTATACAGATATTCTATACCATTATAATAAGAAGTAATATATACAATATTACTACATGCTAGAGAAGCAAATCTTCCAAGACCGAAGCCTCCGATAAATTCATTACTTTCTCTTTTAGTACTACTTCCTATATTACAGAAGATATTCTTAAATCTTTCAGGACTAATACCTGTACCAAAATCTCTAATAGTTATTTCCCACGATGAATTATCTCCCCATTTATATCTAATAATAACAGGAGTATCTGTTGTTCCTGCTTCTACATGACTATCCCAAGCATTACTAACTATCTCTCTAATAAATGACTGCTCTGGGTTAGAATATAAGTTAGAAGATAGTAATGTAGTGATAAATTCAAGATTTTTTGGGTCTATTGAAGTTTTAAATTCTTGTATATCTCCTAAAACTTTTACATCCCCTTTATCTGCATTTATTATCATAATTTAAAGTTTAAAGAAAAAAGGTAAGCAGAACTATATAGCTCCACTTACCTATTGTTTTAAGAATTAATATAATCAATCTCTGAGTTAAGGAGAATGTGCTTCTTCTTTAGTACTTCAATGAGTTTATCACATTTACCACTCTCTGTAGCTACTGTAGACTTCTTAGCTACTATAGAAATATTTACCTTAGTTTCACTCTTTGGCTTTTCTACTTTCTCATATTTAGCAATAATATATGCTAATTTTGTATTATCCACTCTGGTGTAGTTCTCACCAACCTGTTCTTTAATTTTCTCTTGAAGGTTAAGCTCTTTAACCTTTGCATAAAGTTCTTTTCTGTTCATTTGAATAAATTTAAAATTGTTTGTTTAAATTGTTCTTTTTTTAATCCTTATATCTAAAGATAAATTCCCTAGACCTTTTAGTTCTTCCTTTTAAACAATCTAATATACTACTTATTGAAATATGAAGTGTTCTAGATGCTTCTGATAAAGAATAAAATTCTCTTATGAAATTATTATGTAAGTCATATTGAAGAATAGCCTTAGTACAACAAGTTCTTCTAGTAAGACAACTCCTAGCATGACTAGTTCCATAATTTATATTATAATTTAAGTCACACCACTCTAAGTTATTTGCATTATTGTTTAACTTATTTTCATCTTTATGATTTACTTGTTCATATTTATTAGGATTATCAATGAAAGCTTGTGCTACAAGTCTATGTATTTTTATAGACTTCATATTATGAGAATTATCATATAAATTAACAAATAAATAACCATTATGGTCAACTCTTGGAGATAGAATTTTCCAAGTATTTGTAATCTTATGTCTTCTATTTAACTGACTTCTAACATTTCCTATATTACTAACTTCATATCCTAAATATCCTTCTATGCCTTTCCATATTTCCATAGTACATTTTCTAGAAGTTTATTCATAACTTTTAAGTATATTTTCTTGCCATGGTTCTTAAATAAATCAGATGGGTCTTTTGATTCATATTCCTTTGGTATTTCCACCATTCTAAAAGCATACTCTTTACATAATCTCTCAGCGTCTTTATGCCCTGAATTATCAGAGTTATTGAAATCATTATCAAAGAATACTATAATGTTCTTATATCTCGATTTTAATGTCTCTATTACTTGGGGTTTAGGCAAATAACCCTCCCCTTGTAAACAAATTGAGGGTATTTTGAGATTACACATTATATTTAGGCAATCTTTTACTGATGAAGATATGATTAAGTTATCTCCTCTTTTAGGAATTTTAGTCCAAAGACTCCATACTGACTTGTCTACATTACTGCTCCATTTATATCCTTGTTTATTGAAGGGTTGGTAAATTTTCCTACCACACTTACTTTTGCATAAGCAGACTCTTTGGCTCTATGCTTTTTGTATATTTCTCCAAGAAGAGTTAGGCTTAACGAATTACTTTCATTCGCCTGTTATATTTAACGATATAACCTGTTATTACTCACCTTTTAGTCTTTGTGGTCTGGACTATTTCATTACCATATTAGTTAACTTCGCGAAGTAAGGAATTAGGCTTTACCTCTATGAGCGTCTCCTTTTTTACATAATACATTACCATTATAACCTTATTACTAAGGATGAAGTCTAAACCATTCCTTTTTAACTAACTTAGGTATCTCCTCTATAGTCTCTACACATTTATGAAATATAAAACTTTGTATTTAAACTTATTAGTATTTTTTGCCTAGTCTCGGAAAATACCAATCATTTTATATAAATTCAATTTAGCTCGTCATTACCAAAATCTATGTCACCATAGATGAGGCTTCTAACGCAAGTTAATTAGATTTCTGAATACTGCTTCTATAACCATTACTCTGCTTCTTACACAGACGCTAACCTTTTTACAATTAGTAATTAACTTGTTTGATTAGGGAGATTCTACTCCTATGATTTCTCATAGGGCACTCAAAATTAAGTTTAAGAGTTACCTTACCTTCTTTAAACTCTACATAAGCATAAGCATATTTATCAGCTCCAAAAACATAACTTATACCATTTTTAATGACTATTTTATGAGATATAGGATATACATTTGCATACTTTAACCACTTTAATGATATTCCATAAGATTTCCAGTATTTAATATCATAGTCTCTCCATTCCCTTACTTTACATTGAAGGTCTATATGACCATTTATCTTACAATATCTAGTCATATAGTTTCCTTCATGTACTTTAGTACTATAGGACTTATCACCTAAATCATTATAAACTTTATGTACTGCTTCTTCAAAAGTACAGTTCCATAATTTAGTTAATAAAGTCCATATAGTACCTGAATCTCCGTTACTAAAATCTCTGTAATTAATCTCAGTTCCTTTAGGACAATATAAAGCAAAAGATGGTTTATTGTCTGGCCTCAAAGGACTATGAATCAAACTTGGTATAGACTTAATATTAAGGTAGTAAGCAGCAATATCAGCTTGTGATAAATTACCTAAATTAGGTAATGGTTCTTTTGATTTATTACCCTTACTTATCATACTTTATCTTATGCAAAAGGGTCACTTGAATCATCAAATGGCATATCACTTGATGGAGCAGCCTCTGAACCCTCTGATGCAGTGAAAGTAGTAGGAGTTACTGAATACTCATGTACCGCCTTAGCAGAATACTCTGTACTAAGTGCCTTATTATGAGTAGTTGCATAAGCTATATCAGCTTGCAATGCTTTATCAAGACTACTATAGTTTGTAGCAGCATTACTTATGAATTTCTTAGTATATACAGATTGGAAGAGCTTACCATTTGCATCTGTTCTTACACCAAGACATACCTTTACTTTATTAGTAGGTTGGAAGCCTAGAATATCCTTAATCTCTGAGAAATCTCCTTTAAAGAACTTTTCAAATGTTTCTACATTAAGTCTACATTCACACTCTTCAGGTTTATCCTTAGTGTTAGGAACTCTGCATTGTTCATTGTTATCCCATACAGTAATCTCTGGAATCCACAAAAATGCTCTGATAAATTTAGTAAGGGCTTCTTCTCCAACATAAGCAATTCTATAATCATTACTTATGTCAGCTTTCTTACCATTACTATTTGTAGGAATCTCTTTAGCAGAAATCTCTGCTTCTGTTGCCCAAGCAAACCTACCATACTTATCTACTACTTGATATTTGCCACTATTTGCACCATACTGCTTCTGATTAGTGATAAATAGAGGCATAGTAATAAGAGGCATATCAAAGCCAATCTTCTCTGTATCAGGTTGCAATACCACACTAATCCTTACATTCTTATAAGAATTACCATCGTTATCCTCTTTATCCTGTACATAAACAGGAGCTTCCTCCAAAGTAGTATTAAAGAGCTTCTCATGCTCTGCTTTATTAGGATTTACTGCCTTTACAAATACTGGACAAACTCCAATAAATCTCTTAAACTCTTGAGCCTCCTTTGAGGCATTTCCTTTTGAAATCATATTTTTATTATTTTATTATTAATTAAAGTGAAGTATCTTTCTCGTGGATTCTATTATTCTATATAAGTGAAGGGTTTACCTACAGCAGTACTCTCTTCCACATCACTTGCTGTAGTATTCTCAACATTAACAGAAGCCTCTTCCTCAGCTACATCAGTTACAGGAGGAACAATAGTGTCAGGATAGATAAACTCAAATGTTACTCTCTTGATTACATTACCATTCTTATCTACTTGGTCAGTAGGAATTACTACCTTCTTAATAATGTCCTCTGTATGGTAACCAGTCATAGCTACAGTAGGAGCATCAGTAAGTTCAATCTGCTGATTGATAATTGTCAACTCCTCCTCAATTTTAGCCTTCTTCTCTTCCAACTTGTTCTTCTGCTTGAGAAAACCCTCAACATTCTGAGCTGTTCTTTTCATTCTTGCCAGCTCAAACTTTGTAAATTCTTTCTTTGTCATTTTGTTTGTTGTTAATTGTTAATAAATATTTTTGAAGCATCAAACTTCACTTCATTATTCTCGTTAGATTCTGCTACTAGAATCTTTTTACCTCTAAGATGAGGACATCTAGCTTCTCTAATTGTGTTGTCTCCACCCTCAAAAGAAATGTAAGTTTTATTACCTTCTCTATAGATTAAGCCTATAGCATCAGCTTCTCCACATACTATATCTCCTGCTTTTCCAGCTAAATCTACTGACATTTCAGACATCTCTTGAGAGTCTTTTCTAATCTGTTTATCTTTTACATGAGTAACTAGAATAAGAGTTTCACATAGAGGTTTAAACATATCTATCATTTGCCTAATAGCTTTCCTTAGGTACAAATACCCACTTCCGTTAGGCAAGAGTCTTACATCAGCTTTAGGGTCTACTACAAGTTGACCTGTCTTAGGGTCTTTATAAGGCATACCTTTATTATCTTTTAGATAGCCCCAACCAGCTCCCATAGGAGTATTTCTATATAACTCTGCTGCATAAGGAACACTCATTTCTTCAAGTCTAGTAGCATTATCTATAGTAATAAATCTATAAGGAGCTTTATGCAGTTCTTTACCTTTAGCTATAATAGCACTCTTTATATCTTGTAAATCTCTCATAGACCTAGCTTGAACTTTCATTACAGATAATGCTCTATAGCCATCTTCAAGGTCTATAATAAGATTATCATCAATAGCTGCCACAAAGGAACTTTTACCTTGTTTTGGCCTTCCCATTAGTATGAGAAGTTTAGGATTGTAGTTAGTTACTACACTTCTTTCTGTTGGTAATTCTATCATAATTAAAACTCATTAATATATTCATCTTGATGTATAATACAATCATTGAAGAAGTCTAGACTACTGTTGACTATATTAAGCTGTCTCTCTATACGCTTCTTTGCAATCTTAATCTCCTGTCTAGCTCTAATATAAGCACTTCTTTCAGCTCTAGCTCTAGCTATCTTCTTTCCAATGTTTATATCAAACATATTTGGAGGGCACATAGATTTTCCTTTTACCGTAAGTACTTCTCCAAAAATTCTAAACTTTGCAGTAGCTACTACTACACCACAATCTTTATGAATTGCATAATTACAGTCCATAAAAGTAAGCTTAATTCTTTCCATAATTAAATAATTTGTTAAGTTTGTTTGTTATAGCAAATGCTAATAATGTTACTTTATTATTAATACTTTTCTTTTTATTCTCTATTTCTCTATAAATTCTTTCAATCTCTATACTGTCTGAAGGTCTAGGTAACTCTTTATAAAAGTTAATAGCTCCATTAAAATATAATGGACATATTGCATTAGATTCTCCACTTCTATTAAGAACTATTTCAAGACATCTAAAGTTGCCTTTTAATATTTTAATGTTATATCCTAGATATTCAGGTATTTCAAAACTAAAAGGATTAGTTATACCCAGCATTACATCTACTGCTTTACCTGTGTCCTTGCTATCAGCTAAACCTGCTAATGTTGGTCTGATTTTATTGCTCTTAAAGGCATCTAAGCCTATTGTTTCAATATTTTGCTGTTGAACTACTACAGGTATATAGTTATAGTTATTTCTAGCTATAATAAGATACTCACATAGTTTATTGATAGTCTCTCTAAGAGTAAAACCTCGTTCAGTATCTAGCAAAGACACATGGTCTATAATAAACATTACATACTCATTCTTTTTATAAGGTTCATAATAGTCAAATGCTTCTCCAGTTCTTTCAGTTCCATCTATATCTTTATATTTATAGCTCTTTTTATGTATTATTCCATGATTTTTAGCATAAGTATTTATATCTTTCCATACTCCTGTTGGGTTTTTAGAATCACAAAATCTTACATGCTCTTCATAAAAGCTAAGAATATCTACTATCTCTTTAGAATCTAAAAGATTTAATATTTCTTTGCTAACAGGTTTCTTTGCATTAGTTGAAGTTAAGTCTTTAGGACTTATTTCTATATTATATAATGTATATAATAAGTAGCACATGAACCTCAAAGTTATATTTTCTTTAGTTTCTTCTAGAGCATAATAGAATATTTTTGGAACTAGAATATTAGGATTATTATAAGCAAATAACACAGTATTATAAAGAAATAGATAATTCATTATCTGTGTTTTAGAAGCTTTAGATGCTCCACTTACAAGATAAAATTTACCTTGTTCTATTCCTGGAAATTGTTCTGAAAATCTAGGAAATGGAGTAGGAATACAATTAACTTCTCCACTGAGTACTTTATTTCTTCTAGCTTCTATAAAATCTTTTAATCTTTCTCTTATACTCATATCATATTACTTACCCAATCATCCCTCTGACTATCTAGTTGACCACTATTTTCAATAATAGACATAAGCTCTGACTTTACATCTACATTACCATCTGCATCTTTTACAGATTTAAGTATAAAATACTTAAGAAGCTGCATATATCTATAATTTCCATTAAAGGAATTTACATATTCCTTAGTAGCCTTTACTACATCTCCTTTATTAATAGTAAATCCATACTTAACTACAAGAGTTTTAAGTTTCTTTGCTACCTCTGCTGTGGTTCCTCTCCACATATAAGCAGTTCCATCCTTTCTTCCAGCAGGGTAGATTTCTCGCAACTCTGTAGCTAATTGTGTAAACTCTGAGTCTTTGTTAATAACATTCTTTTCAGAGTCTGTAAAGATAGTAGATATTAGTTCTTTTGCCTTGTCACTAACAACTAATTTTCCACTAGAAAAAAGGTCTTTATTAGCAATACCTTTAGCTACTAGTGATTGTGAAATAGTTCCAATGTCTACATCTTTGGCATTAAGATACAGTACTAAAAATTCTTCTAAAGTTAAATCATTCTTATCAAGAATGGTTTGGTCTATTGTTAATTTCATCTTTAATTTCTGTTATATTATACACTATTTTAGTTAAAGATTTATTGAAGTTATCTTTCATCTTGTTTATAAGTTCTTCTTCTCTTGTTTTTACAAAGTAAGGTATTATTATTATAGGCTTTTTATGTCTTAATAATCTACCAATTCTTTGTGTTATAATAGTATCTGAACTATTTAAATTATTATAGATACCTACTTGACAGTTATATAAATTTATACCCTCATTTAGGCAGTTACAAGCAGTGATGTGATTAATAATACCTTCATTAAATAGCTTTAAATAGTTTAAAGAGTTCTTATTTTTACTATTAATGTTATACTTTCCTAACAATTCTGTTTGCTCTATACTATTACAGAAAGTTAGAGTTCTATAATCTTTTAGTAATACTAATATATCCTTTACATAACTAACCTTTTTATTACTTAACCATGTTAATCTGTCATTACAAAGTCTCAACCACTTATTTCTACACATATCACTTCTAGTTCTCATATATCTATTCTTCCAATAGTCTATACTATTATCTAGATTACTAAGATACTGAATCTCTGTGCAATGTATTCTAACAGGATTAGTCTTTTGCCTCATATAACTCCATCTCATAGCCCATGAAGATTCTATCATTCTTCCTTTAGCTTTAGGATTCTTGATAATTACTTCAGTAGGTACTCCTGTTTTCAAGTGCAAAGGTAGTAAAATTACTTTAGGTTCAGGTAATATTTCACTATCTATAACACTCTTTAATGTCTTTTTGTAAACTACTAAATTATCAAATACCTCTGTTAATTTATCTTTTAACTCATTATTTACGGTAGCTGATAGAAGAATATTGTACTTAACATTAAAGTCACATAATGCTTCTCTACATCTGTCAGATAGATGATGTGCTTCATCATATATTGCCACATCATAAGTACCTTTATATTTAGGTAAAGATACATAAGTAGTTATAGTGATGTCAATATTTCTATCTTTCCACCACTTGTTAAATTCATCTATCCAATTCTGTTTATGTACAGTTCTATTTACTACTAGTAGTAAAGTTTTAACCTTTAATTGCTTTACTTTTTCAATAGATAATTTAGTTTTACCTACTCCTGTAGGTAATTCAAGTAGCCAATTATTTCCTTCAAGCGAAAGAATCTCTTTCAGTATGTCTTCTCTTGTCATCTTTTCTATTCTTTACAATTTCTTTTAATATTCTTGTATAATTTTTTTCTTCTGCATAGTTTATTTCTCTAAGGAAAGTATAGTAGTTATTAGGAGGTTGATATTTCTTTTGTATCCACTCCTTATAAGCTACAACACTTTCAGACCAATGCTTGAACTTACAATATCTCTTTTCTTTACTATTATAAAGACCAAAGAGATTATTATATTTCAAACATACCTTAGATTTAAAGTGCCCTGTTTCAAGAACAGCTTGGGCATAGACAATATCCTTATGCTCTAAACCATAATAAGACAAAGCCTCCTCCAGACCCTCCTTAGGGGTCTGAGAGAAGAACTTTGGCTGCTCATTAATAATGGTATCAGCTACCTCTATGACAGGGACAGTTTTAACCTTTAGCTGTTGAGAAACTATACTCTTGACCTGCAAGAGTAATATAATTACTACACTCCATGACACCACTGTAACTGCTACAATGAGTGCTTTCAACCATTTATTTCTCATATCTTTCTTGAAAAGAATTTATCCTTGAATCTCCAATATGTGTACCAAGTACCATAATAGTAATTATCAGGGTCTAAGTAGTACTTTAACCATATAACCCAAAATACAATGACCTCTGCTATATTAACAAATGGTATAATACTAGTAATCAGCATGATAAGTGCTATCCACAATGGAATACCTATCTTTTTAGCTTTTTCCCAGTCAAAGTCCCACTTATTATTACCTTCTGACATGAGTGTAATTGTATAAGTGTGCTTTAGTACATATATCTGGATTATGAAGGACACTAAACCAATTATAATCCAATTCATAGTTATTCTATACCTTTAAACAATGTAGGCAAACTACCATATACAGGGAGCTTACCATCCCACTTCTCAATCCACTGCTGCTTGAGAATCAATGGAGTCAAAGCTTGTGTTCTAAGCTTATTAGCCTCTGCTTCAGCCTGTGCTGCAACTACCTTCTTCTCTGCTTCTGCCTTTACTACAGCAAGCTCATTCTGAGCCTTCTGAGCCTTTTGTATAGCAGCATTTTTGGCATTAACTGCATCTACAATAGACTGAGGATATTTTAATCCTGAAGTTAGCTGTTCCAACTGAAAATTTTCCTTAAGCAGTGTCTTAGACAAATGTGCTTCAATAGCTTTCTCTACCATATCTCTGTTTGATACAATCTCATCAGTAGTATACTTATTGAGCTGAATCCTGAAGGCATCCTTTACATAGTTAAAGAGAGTTTCATTGATAACATCAGCAAGCTCCTTCCTATACTTCTTGAATACCTGAGGTGACTTACCATCAGCAATCTTCAATGAAATAGTAGGGTCAATACTGAACTCTGAACCATCCTTTGCATTAATTGTGAAAGCAGGATAGTCTACTGTCTGAACATAAGTAGGATACTCATAAACCTGCTCAGTAAATGGATTATACCACACTGCACCAGTAACCAAAGATACATCATCTACACCCTTTTCAGAGCCATAGAGGTTTACCTTAATACCCTCGCAACCTGCATCTACTCTCTCATAACCACATGAGGACATACCCAACATGGTAAACAATGTCATAAGGCACATAATTACTTTACTTTTCATTTTCTTTTGTTTTAATGAATTTAATTATTACTTCTACACCTATCCATATAGCTACTATTAACAATGCAATTCCTGCAATGTTAGCAGCTGTGTTACTCATGGTGAGTAATTGAGTAACAGCATTTAGTGCTATAAATAAACACAGCACTAAACATACTACCTTAATAATGAACTTTCTCATATTATTAGTACCAATACCAGCCACTTCTTGTTATTATCTTTCTCATAGATATATGACCATCCAAGAGCTTCCAAAGCTTTTTATGTCTAAAAAACTTAAACTTTGCTTTTTCACCATTTTTGCCTCCCACTATCTTATATATAGCTCTTTTCCTTATAGGATATTTGCTAAGATACTTGTGAGGTATTTTGTACTTCTTTCCCTTACTCATATTACAAATAGTTGTATGTAATTTCTTACTACTTCTGGCTTATTGATAAAGTGATTCCATTGGTGCTTATTATACCATAATAGAATCTTATATCTATTGCCTACTACTATTATATCTATTGATGGCTCATAATGATTATATAGTGCTATCGCGTATATTATGAAGATTACTATTATACATATTTTCATATTATCAGTATTAAGAAGCTAAGTAGAATATGTATTAAATACATTCTACCTAGCTCTGTTAGTTAATCACCTAGAACATTAAAACTAAAGTCTATAGCACCCATATCATGAGCTATAAGAGCACAATGTCTCTTGATTCTAGCATCTTCTGACATAGTATCCCATACTCTAATGAGTTTGCCTTTAACTTTAGCAATAATCTTATTGTACTTAGCATCAGTAGGCTCATTAAGCATAGCTTCATAAGCCTCTTGAGACATCTTCAATACCTGTCTTGCAGGAATTGACTTTCTTGTTCTAAATACAATAACATCAGGACTTTTGTCTTTCTTTGATTTGTAACTCTTGAAAAACATTTTATGTTCTTCAGTAAACTCCTCTGGTTTGTTTGCAGCCACCTGCTGGCTTACCATATTACTTCCTGGAAGTACTAAAGTAAGACTCAATTTTGGTTCTACCATATTATTTATTTTGTATCAAAAGTTTCAGAGAAATGTTCTACTGCTTTGTGTCTCATAGCTTTCTTAATAGTCTCCCAAAGAGCTATAGATAACTCAAAAGATAATGCTCTAAAAACAGCAATAATAGCTAGTGATATTTCCCCTTCCTTTTTACCTTTAAAGCATCTTGCAAGATTTACTATTTCATCTATACTAACATCATGCTCTTTAAAAAGTTTCTCATTCTCTTTAGCCTCTTTTTTAAGTTCTCTAAGTGATTCTTCAATCTTATTATCTTCAATAAGCTTAGTTGCTATATTTTCTGTCATATTCTACATTTTTATGTTATAATACTCTCTACCATTTTCTTTAATCTCTTTTACATAGTCAACCTCAATATTTGTAGCATCTAAGTGCCATGTACAATATATTTCTTTACTTTCATCAAGGTTTTCTAATGCCTTTTTAAGGTCTTTTACTGTAATCTTTTTCATAATCCATTTTTGTACCTAGTAAATATGCTGTTTCTTCATTATAAGGAATACATTGCTTCCAAGCATTAGCTAAACAAACATAAGGATAAGTATTATTTGATTTATAAAGTGAAAATACTTCTATCTGCCATTCTTTTGAGTTATTATCTCTTACTAACACCTTATCAAATGGTTTTAGAGCACAGTGTTCTATTTCTAGAGTTTCAAGATTTAGTTTACCCTTAAATTGACTTTCAATTTCTTTTATAAAGTTATTACGCTGCTTTTCAGAAGCCTTAGCAAAGTCTTGAGTATTGCATTGTTTATTTTCATAGATATAGGCATCTACTTTAAGATACTTTGCAAAGAAGACTGTATAGGTAGTATCTTTCCATGAGTCAAATATTGCTAAAGCACCATTTCTACATACTACTACATCTCCATGTTTAAAGAACTTAGTCCAATCTCTCATTTCTTTAGAAGGAAATAATAAACATTCTTCACCACACTTAAGACATTTACCATCTATAGTAAAGCTATTATAAATATTATTATACTTAACTGATATAGGATAATCCAAATTTGTGTCTATAATACCTAGGAATGATACTTTCCCATATACTGTACTATAAAGTTTAGTGCCTTTAGGCATATCTTTAAGACATTCACATAAATTTATATTTTCCATAAAATTTTATTATATAATTTTACTAATTAATAT